CTGGACGATTCAATACCTTTCATTTTTAATGTTTGCTCCGTTTCTGATATGATGGGGCTTCCTAAATCAATGCGAAGGGCTAGACGTGGAGAAAGTGTGCATTGCCTGTTTGATAAGCAAGCAGATTGATGACTTTTACACCCATCCTATGATGGCTGACGGCCATCTAGGCAGGTGCAAAGAGTGTCAAAAGGAACTCACGCGCCGGTCTAGGGCGGCAAGAATTGAGCATTACCGCGAATACGATAGAGCGCGCGGGAAATTGCCGCACAGAATAGCGAACACGATAGCGCAAACGAAAAAGTGGTACGCAGAAGATAAGCGCAGAATGAAATGTCATAACGCAGTTCATCGTGCGCTTCGTAATGGTTCGCTTGTTCCTAAAGATTGTGCAGTATGCGGATCGGAAAAATCAGTTGCCCACCACGAAGACTACGACAAACCTCTTGATGTGATTTGGCTCTGCCAGGCTCACCACAAACAACTACACGCCAAAAGGAAGTAATTGACATGGCAATGAGCGACAGACAATTCGCAGCGGCCCACGACCGGCTGCTGGAACCACCGGACGAGGAGTTTGACGACACCACGGACGACGAAATGGACCTCGCCGCTATCCGGCTCCAAGCACAGGTCGACCACGAAGACTGGCTGGCCGAGCGGCTGCGCCAAGAGTGGGAATTCAGGGAGGCAGTGAAATGATAACGAGAGGTGAGAAAGATGCCTTCGTCGTCGGGGTATTTGTCGGCGCGATGGTTGTTTGCGCTCTGCTGCTTTTCATATCATGGGTAGTGAAATGACCACATCACAAACCGTACGCGCACTGGCTCTGATCATCGCTGCCCAAGCACGCATTGCCGGGATGCAGGCAGCGAATCTGGACCGTCAAATGCAAGGTTACTCGCTTGCCTATAGCGAAGAGGCTTTTTTCCAAGAAGCTGGAAGCCTTGAACAGATCGCCGTGGAGGTGATAAATCAATGACCCAAAGACACTGTTTCGTCACCCAAGTCGGTGACGCAATCGAGGCACTTGCCAGCGCACTCGATCCCGATCGTGAGAAGCCCTTCAGGGGCGACATCCTTGATCTGCTCGAATGGGCAGCCAAGGATGTGTTGGCGATGCGCGCTGAGATTGCCACCATGAAAGCTGAGAAGTTTGAGGCTGGTAATAACCAAACCATTTTCATGGTTCGTATTTCTGAACTCCTCCAGCAACTCGCCGCCAAGGATGTTGAGATCGAACGGTTGAAGACTGTCCCGATGAAGTATCGCCGTATGGCTTTCAACGCACAGCTTCAGGATGAAAATGAATCCCTGCGCCAGCAACTCACCGAGCTTCTGAACTGGCAGCAAAAAGCCTTCGCCGCCCACCCGAATATCGACATTGACATCGACCGTATGAATTGAGGCAACCGAAATGCCAATCAAGCCCGCGCGCACCAACATCGACCGCGACCCATTCCCGCAATTGCCCTTCGAGCACGAACTGATGACCCCACCGCCGGTGCGTCACGTGGTTCTGTTCCTGGCCGGCGTGGCTGCGATCTACATCGTCCTGATCGTGCTGGCGACGCGTGTCTTCGGGTGGATGCCATGAACAGGCGCAATTTCCTAAAATCTCTCGCGGCATTTGTCGGGGCGGCCGCTGTTCCGCAGGCCGTCGTTCAGGCGTGCCAGATCGATGCGCCGATTCCGAAGGACTGGATTGTTGGGCTCATAGATAGCGAAGGAAACGAGGTTGCGCGAGTCGGCATATCTCCGTGCGACACGGTTGTTTTCCCTGTTTTCGTCCGGCCGGCGAACATCCCAATGTGCTTTGTTGAGGGCGAAGAACTTCAAGGAAGAATGACGTTCCAGATTTCCAGAACGCTGTTTGTGTGCACGGGTGATACCGTGGTTCTCACCCTTCCTGATATTCTTTGGTGATCGACTTACTCAGCCGCCACCAAGCCGCTTTTGAAGTCTCTCAGAAATGCCCTGCTTCTTCACGATCAGGGAGTCGACGTTTTTCATGAACTCGTCCTCGCTCACCCCGCGCCGCTGCAACTCGCGCTTTTCTTGCGTGATCTGGCGATCGATCTCCATCATTTGACCCTCGGCCTGGCGCATGGCGTTCAGCATCAACACGTCCTTGGGGTAACTTCCGACCTTGACGCCAAACGAGGTCAGGCCAGCTTGCACGACGGACTGCTCGCGCCCGAACGAATCTGTTCTTCCGGATCCTGCGTTGACCACTCCGGTGAACGCGTGTGTTCCAGGAAGAATGACGATGTTCGGCGCGAATGCCTTGTACAGGTGGTCGGCAAGTTTGGCCGCCTTCTCGGCGCCGGTGTCGGTTTCAAGAGTAATCGGCCTGCCGGTGAACTGGCTCTTGTTTGACACGACCTCTGAAATAATTGCCAGAGGCCCACCAGGAACAGCGAACGGCAGCATGGGTATAGCAGCATGGTTCTGCCCGGTGTCGAAGATGTCGCTAACCGGTACGAAGCGGCGAATATCCAGGAAGACGGGGGATCCGAACTTGTCGTTCCACGGCATCCTGACGAGCTTTGGAACCAGCCCCCACACCCGGCCGGCCTTCTCTTCTGGAAGAAGCCTGCGCTCGTCGTCCTCGTCACCACCAGAAAGCAGGTAGCCAATGGCATTGACCAGGCCGGCGAACATCGCCAGTTTCATCAACTTGTGCGGCTTCCTGGCGGCCGTTTCAAGCAGCATCGGGACCGCGCGATAGGTGAAGCTGATGAACGGGAAAGCCGAATTGCGCATTGCCTGGATCCACGGCGCGTTGATGTGGTAGTCGAGGAATGATCGGCGAGCCCGGCGCCCGGCAACCAGATCGCTTTCCCCATCTTCCTTGGCCTTGAGCCAGGCGGCCAGGCGGAATACCTGGTCCTCGCCTTCGTAGAGGTCAAGCATGTTCCCTACCTCAGTGGTCAGCGCCTTGCCGGCGGCGGTCGGCTTGAAAGCGTCCCAGGCTGACGGGAAGCGCAGTTGCAGCGCCTTCTGCAGCGCAGCAAACGCGCCGACTTGAGCATCTGCCGTATGCTGCCCGGCCAGGCCGATTTCCGCTTCGAGCGCATCAAGCAGCGGTTCGATCTGTTCGCGCTGCAATTCAGCATTGACCCATGATCCCATGTTGGCGCCGGACTCATGGAAGCGGGCGATGATTTCGCGCGCCGCCTCGGCGTCAGCAGATCCAGCACGCGCGGCCAGGTTTCCGGTACGGCCAATGATGCCCTTGCCTTCGCGCTTGCTGGCGCCCAGGATGATGCGCAGCGCCTTGGCAATGTGCCCTGCCGATACGTCGTGCCAGTCGGCCATGACAAAGTTCGCCATGACGTTGTTCGTGTGCACCGCGGGGCTCAGTGCCGTCTTTGCAGTCTTCCATGCGCCCAGGATGTCACGCCACAGTTCCGGGCCGAAGCGGAAGCCAACGGACTGCCGCACATCGTTCCAGATCGGGCCAGGAACGAACTTGCCGGCCAGGGCGCCGTACTTCGAGACGGACGTGCCGGGGATCTTCGTCTCGGGAACCTGCACCCACGTACCAGGGGCGAACGTATCGCGCATCCGATCGGATGCTTCGACAATCTCGCCGTTGATCTGCTCGCCCTTGATCTTGCCATAGGTGCTTCCGATCCACTCCAGATAGCGCCCTGTTTCGACATCGTGAATCATGCCGTGCAACGTCTTGGCGATCGCGTAGCGGGCCTCGTCAATCTCTCCCATAGCAGCACGCTCGGCCTTGGTGAAGTCGCGCCACACGATCAGCTTGCCGCCTTTCGTGTCACGAACCTCCCAGGTTCCGGACTGGTCCCAGGTCGAATACTTGGCAGGCGCCTTCTCGTCAGCCGGCCAATAGGCCACTTCCAGCAGCTTGCCTTTCTTCTGCGGGTTGGTGTTGCCCGGCCCTTGGGCTGTTTCGAGCGCTCCGCTACCCTCGCCAGTCGGCGCGCGGCGCTCGTAGCGAACGAACTTGGAGCCGATCAAGCCTTTGTCGGCCTGCCCGGCCTGCAGCTTGCGGCCCCACCACTCGGGCGCGACATTCTGCACCTTCGCCATGTCGACCGCATCGCTCATGCCGCGGCCCTTGTACTGGTCGCCCAGGACAGCAATCGCCCTCTGGCGCCCCTTCGTCTCGCCATTGGTCTGTTCGGCCGTGTACTTGGCGTAGGAACGGTGCAGGTACTCGAAGCGGTTGCGCTTGTAGGCTTCCGGCGACAACTGCCCCAGGTCGACCGCCTCTTTCGACAGGTCGTCGACCATGGTCTTGATTTCTTCCATGACCGCGATCGACTCTGGCGAAAGCTGCTTCTCGAAATAAGCGGCAGCCTGCGGGTCGTTGTTGTTCATCCACTCATAGGCCAGGCGGCTTTCGGCGCGGGTCAGCGTCGAGAGCTTTTCCAAGAGCGCGCCAGCCTTGCGGATCTGCGCGCGCTGCCGGCCCTGCATTTCGACACGACGATCGATCACCGCCTCGGGGATGCCGTAGTCGGCAACGACGCCGGCCTTGATCTGTTCCGGCGTGTAGCGGTCGATCAGCGTTGCCGCCTTGTCGTAGAGGTAGCCGGTTGCCTTGTCGATGCGTACCGCTTGCGTCACGGCGCGCATGACTGCATCAACCGGGCGCCAGGTGCCGGCCGGCTTCGCCAAGATGGCGTCTGCGCGCTCGGCTGCGGTCGGCGTGTTTGTCTGGTTGACCACAGCAGCGCGCGACAACTTTGGAGAGACTGCGCCAAACATCGCATTGGCTTTTTGCGCAGCCTCTTCAAGAGTATTGGCAAAAGCCATTGATCCAACACCTTTGCGCTGTCCGGAATGGTAATAACTTCCGATGTAGAAATTGCCGTCGACCGTGCGTTGCGGAATAACAGAAACCTCTAAACCACCAACGCGCTTCTTGTAAACGTCGCGCGTCTCAGATCCGGCGCCACCTTTCCAGCCGTCGCCAAGTACAGCAATAGCCGCCTTGCGGCGTGCGATTGTTTCTGATGCGCGAGACAGCAGCGCATTCTCCACCGGGTTCTGTTCGCGCCACTTCGTTGCCAGCTTCTCGAATGCCGGGTAGTTCTTCTCGGCCAGTTCGTCAATCGACTTGAAGCCACGCGCGCGCGCCTCGGCGGTTAGCCACTTCTCTTGCTTGGCAACGTCCTCGGCCAGCGTGCCATCGGCTAGGCGAGTGCCAGCCATCACGCTTGCCGGCTTTCCGTTGCGCGCGAAGTTGCGCGCGGCATTGACCAGATCAGCCACGAACAGATCGGCCTTTTGCTGGTCATCGAGGGTGGAGTTAAGCCAGGAATCGATCCGGCCGGCTAGGTTTGTAGCGCCAGCGTTGCGCAGCCAGTCGCGCGCCACCATGACAACGCGGCGCCAGCCTTTCAGTTTGACCAGATCGGCGGCCGGCATGTCGGCGAGAACCTCTTCCACAGCCTCGGTGTTTGATGCCAAGCCATTGCGCCGCTTGATTGCCGCGGCTTCCTTGCGGACTGCCGCATTGTTCAACCAGATATGGTGCAGCGCGGAATCAAGTCCTTTGCCGATCGCGCCGCGGAGTCCGTAGTGCGTGACCTCATGGGTCGCCAGCACATGCTCGGCGCGCGCCGCATCGGCCAGGCCGGACGCAAACAGGTAAATCTCGCCTTGGTGCATGGCGCCTTCGACATCCTCCCAGGCGCCTGCCTTGCGAATGAAGTCGGCCAGGGCTTTCTGTACTGGACCCTTGGCCGACAGATCGGCCGGCGACGCGAAGACATGAACCTTCGGCAGATTCTTGAAGCCACGGGAAACTCGGTCGACCGTCGCCTTAAGATCGCCCACGGCCATGCTGGCGCCGTTGCCGCGAGAGAATCCAATATCAGGATTCTCCGGATCGAACTGGCCGTTGTTGCCTATGGCGGACTTGATTTGTGTCGGCTCAAATACGACGTATACCGGATGCTTGATCGCGCCCTTGTCGTGGGGGGAAACAATTTCCAGTGACCCGTCACGCTTCTTGCGAACATACTCGTTTGTGATTACACCGTCGTAACCGGCGAGTTGAATAGCAGTCTTGGCATCATCAGACAGTCCGGCTACACTTCTTCCGACACCAAAAGCACCTTTGTCATTGAACCTTCGTGCTACGTCCGCAATATTGTCTGCGCGCAGTGGGTTGTCCATACGCAAAAACGCAGGCATGATATTTACCCGTTTTGGTTCACCCTTCCACGAACGATCCATCTTGAATCGCTGCGAGTGCTCGGCATACACATTTGATCCGTTGCTGTCGGAGAAATAGAACCCAAAACCAGCCATGCCTTTGCGCTGCTCGGCCTTGGTAAACTCGTTAAAGTCTCCATAGGTTGTGGCGTGATAAACCACCAGCGGCTTCCCATCAGCATCCACCACCTTGCTGTCACCAAACCACGCCTTGAATTCAGGCGTCTCGGCCTGGGCGCGGCGCGAGAACAGCGGCGTAATAGCACCCGTCCGGGCCTGCCAGGCATCTTCCAATTCCTGCTCGCGTTCGAGCCCGGTCTTTTCCTGCCCGCTGGCAACAATCGCATCTTCCAGTACGGCCGCCTCGCCCATCTTGTCCAGAAGCATCTGGAGCATGGGGAATTGTGCGGTCAAGCGCGGTTCGAGCGCATTGCGCTTTGCCTTGAGGTCGTTCGCTTCTGATTCAAGCGCGGCCGGCGCCCGAGCAATTCCGGCAAGCGTCGTTTGCGCACGCATGGCAACGCCAACAGGGTCGCTCGTCACATCTTGGGCAAGAATGGTCGGCTCGGATGCCCTGATTCCAATGGCGGATTCAAACCGTTTGCTCGTCTCTGTTTTCGTGGTTCCGTCTGTGTAGGTGGTTATCGAGGTTGTGGTCGCCTTGCTCATGCGGCCTTGGTAAATCACATCGAACCCTGAAATACTTCCGATGACTGTTTCCTTGTCAACCAGATGGTCTGACAGATCCTTGTAGCGCGCCATGAGCGCCTGCCCCCACTCCTTGCGGGTGTTGAAGGTCTTGCCGTCTGCCTTGGCGGTGAACTTGTCGCCGGTAATGTCCTGCACCTTGGCAGCGTCGGCACGTAGACCAGAAAGCTGTCGCTCGATCCATCCAAGGCGAGACTCGGCAGCAGCATATTCGCGCTGCATCCGGCCGCGCTGGTCGTCGTGTGCGGAGCGCAGGCGGCCCAACCTCTCAACCTCGGCCCGCAGGCCGGCCAGTTGCAGAACGCGCGGGTCGTCCGCCACCATGGCCGCGGCAATCTCGAACTGGCTGGATTCGCCAAGATCTTCGATTTCGCGGATATTGGCGTCGCCCGACAATGCCTGATCGATGAAGAACTGCTTGCGCGCCAGCGTCGACCACATCTGTTCGTCGTAGCTTCCCTTCATGGCATAGGCGTACAGTTCGACCTCTTTGTGCTTGTTGCCCTGGCGGACGATGCGCCCTTCGCGCTGTTCGAGGTCGGCCGGGAACCAAGGAGAGTCAAGGTGATGCAGGGCAACAAGACGTTGCTGCGCGTTGACCCCTGTGCCCATGTTCTTCGAGGTTCCAACCGCAATACGCACGCGGCCGGCGTTCATGTCGCGGAACAGCTTGACCTTGGCTGAACTCTTCTTGTTGTCGGACATGAAAGCCACATGCTCTGGCTTCACGCCGGCATCGCGCAGGCGCTTCTCGAACCAGGCGCGGGCATTGAATCCGCGATTCGCCGCCACCCCGGCGCCAAAGCCAAGTTCAGCAAAGACCATTTGCACGGCGCCCTTGTCAGGTTCGACCTTGCTTCCCGGCTTCCCATCCGTTGTGAACTCGCGGTCGGCAGTTTCCTTGTAGACCCGGATTACCTCGTCAATCATTTTGTTCAGCTTGGAGTCAGGATCGTTCGGCGCCTTCGGGTCCATGAACCGCAAATCGATCGCCGCCAGCCGGCCGTCACCGATGATTGCAATGATCGGATCTGGATTGTTCGGCTCGTCTTTGCTCCACTTCCATTCGCGCGACGCCTTCATGCGCGGCTGCAAAACGTCACGCTGGAAATCGGTATATGCCTGCGTTTTCGGCGTGATAATCATGTTCCTGGATCCGCCCTTTACCTTCGGGCGCTTGTCGCCAAGCGTCGCGGCAAGGTAGTCGGAAGTCAGCACGTCGGCAAACTCACGGAACATTTGCGTCAGTTCGCCCACGTTCACGAACTTGTTGAAGCGCGTAACCGGACCATACCTGCCGGAAGCATCCGGCTCGATATTGGTGCTCTCGGCGCCGAACATCGAAGCCCACTGGTCGAACTCTTCCAGGCCGCGGGCGGCCAGCACATCCGGCGCCATGAGGCGCTGCACAGAGTAGATTTCGGCCAGCGTGTTCGTCACCGGCGTACCAGAAGCCATGACAAGGTTGCGCTTCGGGTTCTTGTTCTCGCGCAGCCATTGAACCTTCATGTGAAGATCGGACGCCATGTCTGATCCACCTGAATCAATACCCTTGACCTGGCGCTGAGTAGTAAATTCCAGCTTGCGGAAGTTGTGGGCCTCGTCTACGTAGAGCATGTCGACGCCCATTTCATCGAAACGCACGTTCTTGTCCTTGCCCTCGCTGGACATCGTTGCGGCTAGCTTCTGCTCCCATCGCTCGATCTTTTTCTCGATCTGCTTTACCTTGGGATCACGGTTCTTTGACTTGCCGTTTGCGGTCTTTTCTTCCGTTCCGCCCGCCTCTTTCAGCGCGGCGCGCAGGTATTGGAGCTGTTCCTCGATCATCTTTTGCTTGAACACAGGATCAAGGTCAAGCAACTTGAAAGCAGAATGGGTGATGATGACACCATCCAGGTCGGACAAGGCTGCGCGCGCCACGAAGCGGCGCCGGTTGTCGCCGGTAAAATTCGCCTCGTCGGCCACCATCAGGCGGGCGGCCGGGTAAAGATCCATCCACTCGGAAGCGAACTGCTTGAGCATGTGATTCGGAACAACCATCATCGGCTTCTGAATCAGCCCGAGGCGCTTCTGCTCCATTGCAGAGATAATCATCTGGTTGGTGTTGTGCGTGACGATGAAATCGTCTGTCACATACAGATGATCCTTGTGTGAAACGAGGATGCACTGCGCTGGCTTACTACCCACCGGGACAACATTAGTGATGTAGCGGACCGGGGCGTACTTGGTGCGCGGAATGAACTTTTCGGCCTTACGCGGCAGCCTGAACGGCTTGATTGTCGGCGGCAGCGCGATGGTAAGTTCGTGCGCCTCTCGGCCAATCTTGCGCACGCCATTGTAAGTGTAAGACGGCAAGCGCGAGCGGCGAGCAGCAACGCCACCGAGGGATTGAACAACCGACACAACGCCGTCAGCGAGCTTTGTAGAAGTGGTGGTGAAACGTAGCGACCTTCCGCCGCCCTCAACCCACCCGTCCGTATCAAGAAGACCTTGCAGCAGCGCAACGCGGGTTTCCGTCGAGTTGAATAAATACAGGTCAGGGATGTGCTTTTCATGCGAGCGCAGGCCAAATACATCAAGACTGCGCAAAGCATTTATGACCGGGTTGCTCGGAATCATTCCACCGCCAGAAGCATAGCTAACGGCGCCACGGTAAGCGATCGTGTAGTCATACTGCCCACGATGAACCAACTCGCAATCATCCGGAAGTTTAGCGGCTACCATGTCGATGATTTCTTGGTCGGCGGACGACAGCACGGCGGAGTTACCAGAAAGCCCGCCGTCGCCAAGTAGTACGCCGAGAACATAGGCATCAAGCGGCAATGGGCGAGCCGAAAACTGGACTGCACCAACCACCGGGACACTGTGGTTCTTTGCCCCAAGGTGCGGAGAAACAAGCGTCTTCCTGATTTCTGATAGGCTTCTTACCTTGGCTGCGCCGTGCGGCCAGTTGCGCCCGAGTCGCGTCGCGCGCTGCGATGCTGTGCGCTCCTTATATGTTTGCGTCAGCCAAAGATGTTCGTCGCAGCACTCGGTTGCAGATCCATCGCTGAACTCAACACGGAATATCTCTTTTCCACCTTGAGGGAAAACCGCCTCAACCATAGTTGGCGACCCGTCCACCGCAACAACCATATCGCCAGGAATGATGTCTCCCATACGCTTCCAGCCGTTCGGCGTGAGAACCTTTGCGTCGAGCGGCTGCGCCTTGCCTGAACCAACGGCGTGCGCCAGGTAGGTGTTTCCCTGTTGGATGATGCGCCAGGCGCCGCGCTTGACGTGCGGGAACACGCCGAGCTTCATCCAACGCTCGGACACTCCAGGAAGCGTCAGGTGGTCGCCGTTGAAGGAGCGCGGGACGATGCTGTTGAACTTCTCGTTGTAGATCGGCACCAGCGTTTCAACGCGGGCAGGATCTTCCCATAGCCACGTCTTGAACGCCTCGCGCATGTTGTTCAACTTCTCGGTCACGGCTTGGGTCGCTACCGGGTCGAAGTCCTCCTTCCTGTTGCTGCCGAAGCCAACCGACTGCATGATGCGCACCGGTGCGCCGGACAGGGCATAACCAAGAATGTCCGCAGCGTTGCGCCGCGGTGTTCCCCAATCCTGCGTTGCTTCGAGCCCCTGATGGCCCGAAATGGCTTCCACGTCCCACTGGCCTAGACGCTCGTTGAATGTCACTGTTGCGCGGACATTGGCTTTCTCGCGCAAGAACTGTTCGTAGATGCTGGTCGGGATCCAGGACATGCCGATTTGCGGCGTGATCTCTGCCGCAGTCTTGCCGTTCGGCAGCGCAGAAATAAGCGCCTCGACATTGCGCTGGTAGAGCTTGTCGGTATCGGCCGCGGCGCGCGCCTCCTTGAGCTTCTTGCGAATGTCGCCGGAAAGGTAATCGTCGGCCGTCACCCATCCGGCGGACGGGTCGTTATAGACCAGGGCGCCAAGGGAATTGATCGTCTCCTGTTCGGACAGGCCAATGCGCCTCGCCGTCTCGGCAATATCGATCTTGCCAATATCGTTCAGCACTTGCAGCATGGCGTCGGTCGGCGTCTCGACCTTGGCCGGCGCGCGGCGTTTCAGCACACGATCAGTGAGAAACACGCTTTCATTGATCTCGCCGGTTTCCTCGTTGAATGATTCGAGCGAGGCTACCAGCGTCCAGTCAGGATCCTCTTTGATCGCGTTGAGCGTCGGCATACGATAACGCTGTTCCTGGTCAGCCACCTTGCGCCCGGTCGGGTTGCCTTCGTCGTCAAGTTCATCAACCTTGACGTTTTGCATGTAGGTCGTGTGCTTGTGGATCTGACCATTCTTCTTGACGAACGCCCGGTAAGCCTTCTGCAACTCTGCCAGCGACTTCTCCCACTCGCCATTGTTCAACTGGTCGAAATGGGCCTGCTTGAGCGCATCGCGCAGGGGCACGAAGTCTTTGACAATCGCTTCCCGGCCGGAGGACTTGATTTCCGCCCGCTTGCCGATGCCGCCCTCGCGCACCATCAGCACGCCGGCATCCGTCACGTAGTAGTTGCCCTCTTTCTTGGCTTTCGGATTGAAATCAAGGTCACGCACCTTGGCATCTTCGGCCGCGGTATCGTGAACGGCACGATAGATGTTTTCCGGAAGCGTGCCGGCCGCCTTGTCGAACAGGGTATCGATGTCGCCCTCGATCGCCTCGACCGTGTATTGCGGATCCGGGGAGTTCGCCATCTTTCCGGCGTCCGAGTTTTTCCCGAGCACCATTTCAGGATGGGCGTGGAAAAACTCGTTGATGTTGAATTGCCGGCCATTGATCGTGATCGGTACTGACTTCGCCCAAGACTGGCCGCCCTCGAATGTCTCGCCAGGAACCTTCTTGCGCAGGAAAAGAACGTCAGTCACAACATCGGTTCCCGCATTCTTCTTGAACGCGGTTTGCGGCAGGCGGATTGCGCCAACCAGATCGGCACGCTCTGCCAGGTAGGCGCGCGCCTTGTCATTCAGCTTGTCCATCGTGTAACGGCTGGTCACGAATGGAACCAGGCCGCCAGGCTTCACGCTGTCGATCGTCTTGGCGAAAAAGTAGTCATGCAGCGAAAAGGCATACTTGCGGTACTTCGGGTCGGCCAGGATCGGGATGTTTCCGAACGGCGGATTGCCAAAGGCCACGTCGTAATAATTCTGCGGAAGCGCGGTGTCGATGAACGACTCGACCAGGATGCGCTCGTCGGGGAATAGCTGCTTGAGGATCCTCCCGGTAATCGCGTCGAACTCGATTCCGGTGTAGGCCGAGTTGTTCGCCATATCAACCGGCATGAGCCCAGGGAATACGCCAATGCCGGCGCCCGGCTCAAGAATTGTTCCGCCCTTGAAGCCCATGCGCTGCAAGGCAGACATCATCGACTTGACGATCGGCTTGCTGGTGTAGTGCGCGTACTGCGTCGAGCGCGCGGCGTCCGCCCACTCTTCTTCGGACATCACGGCCTTGAGGCGATCGCGCAATTCGTTCCACTTCTTCGCGGTCATGTCAGGTTTTGCAGCAATGACTTCGGCCTTGGTGATGCGCTCGGGTGTCGGGCCATAGCCCAAAATCTTGCCGGCGTTGCGCAACACGCCAACAGCGCTGTAGTAGCCGCTGTCTCCATAGTCGCCACGGTAGTTTCCGCCCTTGCGCAGATAGTCGCGCCCGATTTTGTCAAAGGCAGCGAGCGCTACCTCGTATTCACTTATTTCCTGCAGCGGCTTGTTGAGCTTGTCGCCAAACAGCGAATTGGCAAGATCAGACGCGCCCCACCCAATGAACTTGGCGAGAACGGCTTGCTCTTCGCGCGTTGCCTGGCGCTTTTCCTGATCGAGCTTGACCAGAAGTTCCACGGCCTCGACGTTTTGAGTAGCCTTCTGAATCCAGCTACCGGCATAGGTCAGGTCGTCATCACCGAAAGCATAGTTGCGCCCGGTCTTTGGAGGAATATCGCGGCCGGCCGGCGCCGATTGTTTTGGCGCCGGTGAAGTGGTTAGCACTTCGGCTTTTTGCCCTTGCCCATTTTTATCTCCTTGAGTGGTTGCGGCGATTTCGCGGGTCGACTCCGCACTGGTCTGCTCGCCGGATGCGTTGCCAGATTCGATTAGTTTGATCTGCTTGAATACTTCCGGAGCAACCTTCTCCATTGCGGCGAACATATCGCCCTGCACTGGCGCCGGGCCAGGCTTCGGAATGGCGAACATGTCGGCGGTCTGCCCGGCCTCGGGAGGCGCGTTCTGCATGTTGTCGATCGCCACAGCCGCAGCTTCGCGGTAGGTCTTCTCGTCAATCTTGTTCCAATGCTTCTTCACGAACTCGTCGGCGCTTGCCTTCATGGCGGCTTTGACGTGGGCGATCAGGTCTTTCATGCTGTACCCGACCTGCTTGATGCCGGACTCGAACAGCTTGACCAGCGTAGGCATGAGCTTGACCTTTTCCTCGGGCGTCAGCATACGCACGCCAGGATTGATCTGGCGGAAGATCGCGCCAAGGTCGGCTAGTGCAGCTTGGAAGTCCTGACGGGCCTGCGCCTGGCCGCCTGGGGCTCCCTCGCCTCGCTTGGTTCCAGGGAAGGCATATACCGCAGCCAGCAGCTTGTCGATCGGCGCATTGAACTGAATTGCCTTGACGTTCTCGCCAACCGCCAGCGCGGCAATCCATTGGTGGTGCCCGTCGAGCACAAATCCATCGGATGAAGTCAGCACGAAGCGGTCAATGCCCTCGCGGACCTCGACCCAATTCATTGCTTTCGCGGTAGAGAACTCGGCTTGCGTCGGGCGCAGAGAGGCAGCGGAAACGCTTTCGGTTTCATGGTGAATACCGCGCTCCTTGAGGAAAGAGAACAGTTCCGGCCTGATGTCATTCTTGACCTGCGGCATTTCGGCACGCGGAATGCCAAGCGTTCCGGTTTCAGGCGGGAACGCTACCCACTCACCGGCGCCTCGTCCTGCGGGAACTCCAGCAGGTCGGCCAGCACGATTTCCTTCGCCATCGCCTCGTACCCCTTGAGTAGCTCCGCTACCTCCATCGGGTTCTTTGCCGCCATTCTGGCCTTGTTCGACAGTTCCATTGTCAGCGTTACGATTGACGAGTTGATTTCGTCCGCCCGTTCCGTCACGAACTGATGCAGCTCCCCGCTGGCCGACAGTTCCTTGAACAGCGCCGGGTTCTTGTCCTTGAGCGCTAGGCGAACCGTTGTTTCCATCGACATTTTGTGCTCCTTTTTGCCCTTTTACGGGTTCAGTATATTCCTTCTCTTCCCCTTCTGCTACAATGTCTTTGGAGGTAGCAGAAATGAAAGTTCCAGACAAATTCCCGCCCGGCTGCAAGTTCCTGGCTTCGTTCTCCGGAGATGATTTCGTTGTCTTCCCTGACGGCAAGGTGTTCGTGCTCGATGATTCCGGCGTGTCGCTCCGTGAGATAGAGGGCAAGCCGCGCGGTGCGGCGCCAATCTCGGAAGCCTGCTTCTTGAACAGCGCCAGGTCCAATGTCGCGTTCATGGAGCGGAAAGCGGCATTGTAGTATTCGGCCATTTCGGCCCAAGTCTCTTTGGCGAAATCGCTTTCTTCGTCAAGGTCGCGCCAGATTTCATACAGCTTGTGACCGTCGCCTGACTTCGCCGCTGACATCAGCGGCGTATTTATTTGGATCTCCCCAACCGTGCCGTTCGGCAGAATGACGTTGACCAGCACATCTGCGTAACCTCCGAAGTTCATGCGGTCTTCGTTTTTCAGGTTGTGTCCATGCAAATCTGTCATCGAGCGGTTCTTAATCCGCATTACGTTGAACCGCTTTTCAATTCCTTCAATGACCTTCTGTGCGTCGTTGAAGCTGCCGACGACGATCGTTGAGCGCAGCAGATCCTTGATGCCAGCAACATTGAACTTTTCATCATTGACTAGCTTGGTAGCCGCTCGGCCGATGCCTTTCAGATCCGCCAGCATCACCCCGAGCGATTTCGTTGCTTCGGCAATGTCCAGCACCATCTGGTCGTAACCGTTCTTCGCCTGGCTGGCAAGTTCGAGCTTCGGCTTTAGCATTTCCTCGGCGCGCACACGATCGGACGCGGATACCGGGGCGTCCGGCTTCTTGGAATAGTGCTTGGCAACGAACGCGCCGGAACGGCTCAAAACTTCTGGAGCTACGCCTGACTTCAAGATGTCCGGGAAGCTGTGCGTCACGTCGATATTTGTGTCGGTGATGATGTATGGCTGGCCGTTGAACATCAGCCCGCCGCTGGCAGCAACCGCCTTCGTCGCATCAGTGTACTTATCAGCCCAGGTGATCTTGTGCCCGGCCAGTCGCTCAACCACGTTCACCGGCAGGCTCTTCCACCCGTACTTTTTCACTGAGGTAAGCGTGCCGTTTCCGTCGACAACTTCGTACTTGCCGGGCTCTGTCTTGGAGGGCATGACAGTGATCGGCGCCCGCTTGGAAATCTCGCCCTGTGCAGATGCGGCCATGCGCTTCGCGCCATTGTCGCCGCCCTGCTGGTTTTCCGCTTCCGACTTCGTGCTCACCAGGTTGGCGATCGATACCACCGTCGCGCCGTCCATCAAGAAATAGTCTGCGTGATTCTCTGGAAGCGTTTTCGGCGCCTCGCGCTTGTCGATTACCCGCTTCGCAAACATCTTGTCGGTTTCGCCCTCGTTGCGTGTCTCGCGCAGCGGGGAAGAGATTGACGGACCGCCCGACAGATCAATAGCAATCGGGGATTTCAGGCGCGCGAAGCCGTGTTTCTTGGCGGATTCGCCGGCCGTTCCAGTGCTGACTCCAGGCTCGGCAGACCAGGTGATATGAAACGGGGTTCCATCTGCAGTTGTTTCGTTCCCGTTCACGGTAACGATAAGGCTTTGAATGCCACCACCCACGGACTCACCGATAACGGCGCCGGTCGCCGGACCCTCGATAACCTTGTCCATCGAGCGCAAGCCCTCGGCCGTCAGATGATCTGCAACCACGCGCGCATATTTTGGCGGGAACCGCTTGAGCAGCTTTTCCCTGTCGGACGCGGCAAGAGGATAGGCGCGATAGACGTTCTTCGGGTTGCTCGGAGCGCGACTTAGCCGCGTCTCGTCGCCTTGAGCGCCGCCATTGCTGCTTGGCGGGCTTGCGGGCTCTTCGCCAGCCGGTCGACCAGCGCCCTTGTCGCCGACGTTTTCGGCCCCTTGGTTGGCGCCTTGGTTGGCGCCTTGCTTTCCAGAATCCCCGGCGGTGGGGCTGACAGCTTCGGCTTGTCCATCTGCTTTTTCCAGTGCACTGTTGATGATTTCGCCTTTTGCCGGCGCGGCCACTTCACCAAGGAGAGATCCTTGGTTTGGATTCCCGGCCGCACGCAGCGCCTCGGTGTAGTTCCGGATGAACTCGACGATTTTTCCCGGCCGGCGCATGTTGACGGCGAGGAACTTCAACATTTCTCGCGCTTCCGGAGAGGTTGCGTTGCCCATGAGGCTGCCTTGAGAAAGGTACTCGGCAACCGACTGCCCGGAATCCTTGATGCGCGACATTTCCTCGACAGCGGACAGCAGGTCGGGCGTAACGTCTGCATCAAACAGCGCGCCCTCACTCACGTCCTGGCGCAGCTTGGCGATCTCCGGAGCAGACCGCATCAGCGCCTTGCCGATATTGCGCATGTTGTCGTCCAGCGACTCGACCATGCGGGCAAGCACCGGGGATTCTCCGTAGGCTTTCGCCAGAACCGCATTGCGCACTCTGGCATAGCCGGCCTGGGATAGTTGCCCGGTCGAATCGACCATTCCACCCTGTTCGGTCGACGGAAGGCGCGAGACAAAGCGACGGATGAAGTCGCGTGATGTTGCGAAATCGCCGTTGTCGTCCGGGCGCAAATCCCCCATGTCGTCAATGCGCGCGGCGTCGGAACGGGCTTGCTCCGACGAACTCATTTGTGCCACGGTCGAAGCATTGGCCTGGCGGGCGAACTCGGCGCGGTCGACCGGCGTGTTGCGCACGCGCACCAAAACAGGCGTGTTCATGGAAGCCACGGACTCGGGGGCAATGCCAAAGCGCGCAGCATTATCGGAAAGGTACTGACGATAGGCTTCTGCCTTCTCGGGGTTTCCTTGGTATGCGCGCTTGAGCGCGATCGTCCGCGCGTTTCCAGACTCGACAAGGCCATCTGCGCCAACGATAGGCGCGCCGGTGCCGGCGTCTCCTGACTCTCCCAGGCGGGCAGGATCAAGGCGCTGAACAATCGAGGAAATCTGCATTTCAGAGGCGGCCCGGTCGCGCTCACGCGGCTGCATTTCGCGCGGATAGGCTGGATTCGGCTTCAGTTTCTCGTCGTGACTTGTAACCAGTTGATGCGCCTCCATGAGCGCATAGTTGCCGTCGATGCGAGCCCCGGACTCGGTAGAGAACGATGTCGGCGCACCTGACACAGCCTGCGGCCACTCTGCGGTGATCTGGTCGCGCTCGGCTTTCATGGCTGCAGCATCTTCCGGTGCCGCTGATTGCATCTGCTGGTCGATCTGCTGCACGCGGCCAATCGAATCCATGCTCTTCGGCGCGATCTGTTCCCCTGCCTGCTCGGCATCGGCTGGCACGCCAAGGACAGAGGCGGCATCGGCCGCGGCGCCAGTAGAAATTGCCAGATTCGCGCTACGCGACATCGGGCCAGTGTCGGGGAGCGGCGGCGGGGCGGGCGGGATCTCTCCGGCCTGCTTGCCAAAGTTGTCGCGGGCGAAGGATATGGCGGATCCGCCCGTACCCATCGCCAGGCCGGCGGCAGCATTCTCGGCGATCGTCTTGCCAAGGTCGAACTTGGCGGACGGGTCCGCCTGAACGACGGCGCCATGTTGCGCCAGATCCTCGGGCACGCCCTGGAACGCCTCTTCCGTGCTTTCCTGGCCCATGTTCTTGAGAACATCCTTGCCGGTCGTCTTCTGCACCCCGGCAATCATGCGCGCCGACGTGTCGCCACCAAATAGCTTGTTGGTGATGACCGAGCCCATAGCCGTTCCGGCGGCGGACAGTAGCGGCACCTGGTCGGCCAGTTCGTTGGCAAGAATCTCGCGCGACTTGGCGGCATCGCCGGTTTGCGCAAGTATCTCGTTGAATCTCGGAGAAGCGGCAAGTCGATCAATCGGCATTCCCGCCACTTGCTGATAGACGCCTTCGCGCCCCTGATACGCTGACGAACCGGCTTCCGACAGGATGCCAGCCGTACTGGCGCCAGCAACCTGCCTTGCGGCCGACCCGCCGGCCGCGGCGATGCCAGAGGCTACGCCCTTGGCCACTCCGGCGCCGATCATCATGTCAGGCGCCGACCTTGCCAGCGTTTGAGTGAAGGCCATCGGATTATCCTTGATGCCTTCGAGCGCCCCGATGAACCCTTCTGTTCCTGCCATATTCTGCTGCTGGCGGATCAACTCAGGGTTGAATTGCTTGTTCTGTTCCTGTGCATACTTGGCGTGCTCTCGGCCAAAGTCCTGCATTTTCAGACCAGCATTGGCTACGATGTTGCTGTCCGCGTTCTTGGCGCGCTCTTCTGCGGCAAACCGAGACGCCGATCGCGCCGTGTCCTGAATGCCGTCGTTGAGCGCCGCGCTTCCCGGAGAAACAAAGTTCGCCGCAGAAGTGATTCCTCGGTCAACAAGCGCAGCGGCCGAGGCTAGACCAGACAGCGTGTTGGCGGCCGGCGCCTGAATGAATGTTCCAGCGCCGGCAATCGTGTTGGCGATACCTTCGTTGATGCCAGAGGCAATGGCTTGGTCGTAGTTCTTGGCGCCAGCCAGCCCCTTTTTAACGGTATCGACGATGCCTTCGGGCTCGCCATCCAACTTTCCTGTGAACGGAACAAGGCCGGGCACGGGAGCATCTAGCTCTCCGTCAAAAGGGATCAGCGCCATAGGTTATTCGCTTTCGATGAATCGTTTTCCACTTGCGTCTTGCAGGACGCGCTTGCCACCCGATGCGCCAACAACCATGTGACCAGGCGGCACAGGTTTTTGCGCCATCGTCGCGCCAGGAGCAGCAATCCTGACCGGGGGAGCCACCTTGCCGTCCGCTCCGATCCGAGTCGTAATGAGCGACCCGTCCTGGCTGCGCTGAACGGCTGTTCCGCCCATGCCCATGCCGTCCGGCTTGTAGTCGGCCGATACGTCGGGCTTGTCGAACTTGATGCCGGCCGCGACGGCCGCCGTCCTCGCCTGCTCAATCTTCCTCGGGTCGCCAGAGGAAATCGCCGAAGTCAGGCCGGCACGCGCTTCGCGCAGCATCTTCTGGTCATCAATCTCGCCTTGCGTCTTGGTATTCTCCAAGGCGGTGCGAGATCCCATCCTGGCAGCATCGGCTTGAAGAATGCCCAACTTCTCCTTGTCGAGCCCGAGCCTTGCGGCAGTTTCAGCAGACGTTAGATCCTGCCCGCGCATCTGAACACGATTGTTTTCCGCGGCACGCTGCGCATTGATGTCATGCCCGTAGCGCGCCGCCTGGTTTTGTAGCTTGGCAGACTGCAACTGCGCGGAGTTTGTTCCAGCAACGTCGTTTGACCTGGCGTTTGCGCCAAGCGCAGCCACGATTGCGGCATCGCTTCCGTGCCCACGGCCTAGCTTGCCAATCAAATCATCCTGGCGCCAGCGCGCCGTCTTTTCTGCGTTGTCGATGTCGGTTTGGGTCATGCCTGGGGCAACCTCACCAAGCACATGGCCGCCAGATCCGCCGGAAGGGTTCATGGCGTCAATCATTTCTGCGTACCTGTTCAATTTTTCTAGAACGTTGGTGGCGTCGCCGCCGGCCATCTTGCCATTCATTCCGGATACAGCGGAGCCGCGATCGATGTTGGTGTAGAGGGGGGATGTTCCGGGCGCCGTAATGCGCTGGACACCAGGCTGGCTTGTTGGCGCAGAGGAATACTCATTGCCCGCCACGTTGAAGTTGCCGCTGACCTGGGGGGCGGCCGGCATAGCCGCCGGCGGCGGATTAGAGACGCCAATCCCGGAGATCGCGCTCGACATCCCGGTAAGCCCTTGGCCTAGCGTCGGTACGGCCGGGCCAAATGGCTGCCCACCAGTGGCCGCGGGATTGCCGCCGGCCTTCTTCAACTCTTCTTCAAGATCAATCGCCATGCTGGCCTCGCAGTTTGAATTCCTGCACGATTATTGATTACCAGCCAGTATTTCGGGAAAGGATTTGCACAACCAGAACGAACCATTGCCGCGTAGTGTTGCCTGGCTTACCCGTGCTAGACACTCTGCGAAACGCTCTTGCTGTTAGACACGCCGAGCGAAGTCTGCGCATGGATGTTGTTGAATAGCGATGTCGCCATCTGAGACATCGTTTGAACTTCAGTTAGGACAGCCCGCACCCACTCCGTCACCATCATCATTTCGGACTTCATGTTCTCAACCGAAGCCGCTTGCGTCATGTCAGCATTGTGCTGCGTTCCCTTGAATGTGAGTTCCTTCGCACCGGTGCGGGCGTTGTAGTACGCTGCCACAGCGGAAATAAGTTTTGCTTGCGCGTCGTACCCAACAGGGACGAGACGACTTGCGATTTCTGGACCAAGAGAGACAACCTTGACGTAATCAAGAATCGACTTGAGAGCCATGTCGCGCAGCGAAAGAATCTTCTCGACAAGCCACTTCTGCATTTCTACCGATGCAATAGCAACCTTCCTGGCGGCTTCTGCGGTCAGTCCTTGCGCCTTCTGATTGATTTGCAGGATCGCGCTTGCCGCAGCATCCGGAGGAAGCGGGAATCCACGACTTGCGAACTGAGCAATCACCGCGTCGGATGCTTGGTTGGCATCAGCCAGGATGCGTGCCGTTTCGTCTCCGAAAATCTGCGCCGCAACAGAGGGGGGAAGGCCGACGTTCGGGTTTGCAATCGCCGCTGATAGCCAGTTCTCAGCTAGAGTGTACGTTGCATTCTCGGTCGGGAAATAAGCCGCGATGAACGCCGCGCGCTTGGCCTCGAACTCCACGATAAGCTCGGTATACTGCGCCTCGAACTCAGCATAAACATCGTCCGATGTGATCGAAGACGGGATCGACACCAGCGGCTCGTCTACGGTTGCTGGTGTCAGCGAGGCCGCAGTCATCGTCGGCGTGTTGAGCGTGTCCTTCAAGTCTGCAACAATCGCAGTAATTTCATCCATGACCTTTGTTCGGTTGTCGAGGCCGAGTTCCCACGTTGAGTTGACCGCCGCTTCAAAGGCGATCACCCCGGCGTTCTCCATTACCTCTGGCGGGAGGTCGGCGGCAAAATCTAGTGGCAGTCCATAGGGCATGATTAAATCCTCCTGCCGGATACGGCCGGCGCAAAACTGGCAGACGCCAGGGTGATTGATGAGCCGCGATCATTCTTGAGCGCCAGCCCGTACCAGTTTTCCCGCAATCCCTTGCCGGGGTCGATCCGGTGAATCTCGATAGTGTCGCTACAACTTCTTGCCGGGTATTCAAATTCATCACCGTCCGGCGTGGTGATGACGAGGACAATCGGCTCGGAAGACGCTGCGCCGACATAGACGGCAGGAAGCGCTTTTTTGTTCTCGGTACCAAAGTTTTTCTTGCCAAGGTCAAGACGGCAATCAACTCCTGCTCCACCAGAGAGTAAGTATACGCCGTCAGGCATGGTCGCATAACCAACCGACTCGGATGTTACCGGCCAGTCGGCGTACCTTGATACGGCGCGCGTTCCTTCATTGGCGCACCACCCGCAAGAAACGACTTTGTAAATGTCGTTCGTATCCAATACAACCGATACGCCAGAAGCGGGTGGAGTCTGCGTTATGGTCGAAGCCATGATCTCGGACACGACGCCGTTCGTGTCGGCAAAGACAATCCCGTTCTCACCGAACCATCCGACTGTATGGTGTTCCGGGTCGCCCGTTTCGATACTGAACTCGGTGCCAGGAACAGCCCCGTAGTGAAGAATCTGGCGCACTTCCATTTCTTCCCCGATCTGCCGGCCAACCATGAAATAGGTCTTCCCTGCGGAGACGTAGACCCCGTTCTGGTTTCCAATGGCGATCTCGATGTCGTTCTCGAATGGCACTCGTTTGTTCGTCGTCAGGCAATATCCCGGCTTGAACGGGATACCGTAAAGCAAGTCCTTGCCGCTGACAGCGCAAAGCTGTCCGTTGAACATGAACAGGCGCGAGCCAACCGGAAGCGGCTCTTCGTAGCGCGTGATTCCTGGGCGCAGTAATGCGGGGTTTGCCACAATATCAACGCTCGATGTTCCTACCGCATGGCTTGAAACGAAGCGCGGGATCGGGTCATTAACGGGCGACACATAGACATTGATGTGCGTTGAACCGGGCGTGCTTGCCGGAAGCGAAACACGGATTCCGCCATCAATCGACAGTACGACTTCATCGGCAGCAGATAGTCCGCTCTCTTCTTTCGTGGTGCTGTTGGTGTAGCTTACGGCGACCTGATACTTTCCCGCAAATACCGTTCCGGTGATGACTGAGCATGAAGGTATATCAGGTGTCGGCATCCCCATCGGATACCATGTTCCGCCGACAATCTTTCCAGAGTCCGTTTCGCTCGAATAGTAGAGCGCGCTGTTGTACTCAACCCACGATACCCTTGCCCCACTCGCCAGCACACGGAACAACGTCTCGGAGTAGGAAGGTGCCAGCGTGACGGCGTACATCGCTGTGCCGCGCACTAGGTAGCCGGTCGTGTCGGTGTCCATATGCAGCGAATGGGCATCGACCATCGACTGAACAAGAAGCGGAACGGAGCGCGATTGCACCCATCCGGCGTTGTCGATGTCGACGTTCACCGCATCGCGCAGCCAGTCGCCTTTATCGCGAACGGACAGGGCGAAGTCAGGCAGGCGGTTATTGATTCCTAGAAACGGACCACTTGGAGTTGTTTTCATCTGTTAAAACCATCCTACAAAAAGACCGCTAGGTTGAAGGTTTTCGCTATCGTACCCCTCGGTTCCATAATATCTATTTCCGTCGCTTTCAGAGAACGCCATAACCCCACTGTATTGTGGGAAATTTATGTCCGCGTTGAACAGTGTTGAATACGAACCCGACGGCGTACCCGAATCTCCGGCCAATGACAGGGACCAGGCGCTAATCTCAGGGTCTCCTGAAGTTACCATTTCGTCGTTGTCGAGGTCAGTCCATGTCCCCGTGTTCGGATAAAGGGGTGAATAGAACACTGGAAGGGAGAAGTCAACCCAATACCACGGTTCAGCAAACCCTGGAGTAACCATGCGTTTCAAGCTGGATACCATATAACTCGTAGTAGACCATGAAAGGGTTCGGACGTGAGTGGGGCTTATCGTGCGACTATTTTGCGTAGCGACGTGCACCGCGTTGCAGTCTCCGCTCGGAATGACAAGCGCCCACCTGTCAAGGTACTCGAAGTCGCCGGATGTTTCTACGACAGTGCGCGTTCCATTCCACCTATCGTTCCAGTGGTAGGCGTCCAAGGATCCTTGAAGAAATATTCCAAAATACCCTCCTGCATCATCGATATAGTCAGCCATCGCTACGTGTCCGGCAAGTGGCGGAAGGGGCATACTTCCATGACCGTCTGATGGCGCGAATCCATTAAGGTCCGTGTAAACGTTCGTGACCCCAGCAAGGGACGACCATTCAACAAGGAACAGCGTTCCGTTCTTGCGTTCTCCATTAAATATCCACGAACCAACAGAGATGTCCATGTTGATATGGTTCACCGCCTCAATGTGCCTTTTTTCCCACGTTGCGCCGGAGTTACTTACAAGCGAACTGTTCGATATGTCCCCGTAGTCATAGGCGCTATTTCCGGTATCCTCCCAATCTGACGGAAGAGAGAAGTCCGTGCGTAGCACAAGCCCGCTTTGCTCCTGTTCGTATTTATCTGTTGGGTTGTATGTGTGGCTGAGTTTTACGGTTGTCCACACATCGTCTTTGTCGTAGAACCCGTACACTGGAACAGAAGAAAAGTTGTATCGCGCAACGGTGTCACGGGTCGCCGCCAGCGAGTACAAAAGTAGCGTGCTGCTTGTTTCTGTTTCTGGCGCGAAAATATTGAATGACCCCCACCCATCCAGCCAATTATGAACGGCGCTATGCGTACCGCCAATTGTCCACTTCCCGGATTCTTCACCATCGAATACGGAGTTTCGACTGATGGTTATGGTGATATCTTTCGACCGGCCGTCAATCGTGTTGATAAACTCGTCACCAACCGCGTCGATACGAACAATAGACGCTTCTGTGCCATCTCTGTTGAACTTCCAGCCGTAGGCAAGGGTGCCACCAGGGGTTCCATCTCCACAGTATCCAGGATCATATTCGCCAACGAGTGTCCGCTTGTCTGTTTCGATTCGCAGCGTAGATAGGATGTACGCCTCTGCTTTGCGTTTATCTGCGTCAGTCAATGACGGTGAATCAAGAAGAAGCTCACGGGCTACCGACCCTTCGCTACTCGGAGTAAGTGGCGTGACAAGCACTTGGACAAGCGAAAGCCCGCGAGCTTGCTGTATTTCAACGATGTAGTATCGGTAGTCTTCGGCAGAGTACATGCCTGTCGTCAAGTGCGACCAGAAACCTATCCGCATTGACGGAAGTTCTGGGAATAGCGTAGGCACATAGGTAAGCACCGCGCTCGATCCGGAAATGTCGACGGTGTAATCAAACCCGGTAGGTTTGAGCGGAGCACCGTACTGCGCTTGCATAAAAAGCCGCATTTTTCCAGAGAATAGCGTCGGCGGAAAAAATGCGCACACCATCTTTTTCATTACTAATGCGCTGCCATACAGCGCTTCGTTGCTCGCCTGAATGGCGGGGTCGTTCGTCGGTTTGTACCCTACTGCCACCGAAGGTATGCTGTCCACAAGAACGCCACCGACCGGGGTTGGTTGCGGCTCTACTTGCTCCCCGAAGGTTGTCACGTCTGCGATATTGGCATTTCCACGCCAATCTCCGGTAGCGCCAACATCAACCAACCTCCACGTTGCCTGAGTGAATCGCGTCGGGTTTTCTTCTCCCGGCCACGTCCACTGTAACTGGCCGGTTTCCATATAAAGTCGCCGTTCTATCTCTTCCTGAATTTCTTGGGCGGGGGTGTTAGTGAACTCCGGCATCCCGTCTTTTGTCCGCAGCATCGTTGTTGAGCCATCGGCATGTAGGCGAAACCGTGTCCTGAAACTCTCGGAAGAGTTGCGCAGCATCTGACGTTCGTTAGCCCCTCCGGTCGCATTCCCGGTCCTTTGAGGGAGTATGTTGCTGTACTTGTCGTCAACCCAAGACATTACCGCGTTCTCACGAAAACATTCGGCGGTCGGGCCGTCACGAAAACTTTCCCATACTTTCCTACCCGGTAATTCCCGAAAGTTCATTTGACGGAAGCGGACACTCCAACGGAGGCGTCGACCGCTCCTTCGATTATACCAAGATGACTCCCAATAACGGATGCTTCCAGCGTAACCTCTCCAACTGAATCCCCTGAAACTCCGTGCATCGCTCGAACAGAGCTTAGGAAAGGCACGCTTGACAGAGCGGAACCGGATACCCCAGAGCGCGCACCAACCGCAGCAGCAAGGCGAACCGGAACTGCGGCGCTTCCATCAATTCCTACTTTTCCGGAAGACGCTGCTTGCAGGATTACGCTCGCGGCAATGCGTCCGCTCGGAGGTGCCGATCCGACTACAGAAGCTGAAACAGGAATGATCGAAGTAACCCTTCCACCAACCGATACCCTTCCGGAAATAGACACAAAGAAAGGAACAGCGGAGCGGACTCCTCCAGTAACATCAGCACCACTTCCTGTGCATGAAATTGACACCGGAACGATAGCACTGACGACTCCGGAATTCGCCGCGTTTGCATAGATGTATGCCTCCAGCGGAACATCGAAGGATACTGGACCAAGTGGAGCAACAATCCCTGATATAGCTGCGGAAAGCGGTACGGCGTTTTCAACTACAGCGGTAGGGTCTAGATGCCCATCGACCGCAAATACCACAGGGACCTCTGTAGATATGCCCCCATACGGCGGAGCGAGTCCGTAGACCTCAACGGAAAACGGCACGCTGACACCAACAATAGACCCGGCAACTCCGTGAGTTCCGACAACGGTTACACCGAAAGCCACTTCGGCGTAGACATTCCCTTCGGCCTCTTCAACCCCAAATTTGAGCTTCAGGGTGGCTGGCTGCAACGAACCGAAAAGTAGTTTTACCGACACCTTGGGCTACCTCCCGTACAAACCGGTGGCAGTCTGGTTGTCTGCAACAGCGGCGTTGTACGTCCCTGTGTGGTCATAGGCCACAAGTGTCCACGGTCCTTCGTCTATACCCTCGAATGCATACGCCCCGTCTGCTGCCTCGCTCCACACTTCAAACGCGCAATAACACCCCGAGCGAACGTTGTAGAGTCTGACTTTACGGCGAACGGGAGTTTCTGGCGGGCCGACCTCTACCGTCGTACCAGAAAGTCCGTAAAGCCCACCGTTACGCGTATTTGCCCTGTGGTCATCAGGCGGCAAAATGACCACCTGCTTTTTCAAGTTACCTGCCAGAAGCGATCTTCCTGGAGCGTATGCCGCTATGGAAAACAGAACGGCGTCTGCCATTTCCTAGCTCCAATCCCCAAGAGAAATAGCAATGTGTGTTTCCGGATATAGGCGCTGTGATGCTGTGTATCCATATATCTCGTTTTGCGTCTTAAACCCGAGTACCAACCCACCAGTAACCCCGTCAACACTCGGGAGAATTGCAACTGTCGCACTGAAGGGTAGCCACTCAACGACATGAAGAAGGCCACGAACAACACCCCTAATCTTTTGCGTTCCGGACAATATGTTTTCAAGGAGATACACAGGAACGAAATGGATTCCCCCATCTACAGGGCTTGGACCAGTGAGTCTGTACCCAGAGTACGTGATACTCCCAGATGACGCGCTATACCCATAAGCGCCAGACAGCTTGAACGCCTTGTTTGCGGTGCCGTCACCGTACCCCGTGGAGGCGATGTCCAGTTGTATCTCGTGAAGCCCGCCAGCCATCGAGGTAAGGGCCGTAGGTATCGCACCAAGGGTTTGCGAGTATGGCCTCGCCAAGTACCCATAAGTTGTCGAGTACCCTTGTGCGGGCGTGCAGTGCCCAAGGGTCGTTTGATACCCTAGACTCGAAACAGAAGCCGCCCGTGGCGCACGAGAATGGAAAGCGTGTCCATCTCCGGCGAGAAACGATTGCACTTCTCCCCAAGTGACTACATCATACTGTCCACCGTTCCATGCGGTTGCTATGTAAAGCGTCCTGTCGTCGGCGACAACATACCAGTTCCTTACTGTGGTATTTGCGGTAGAAGATTTTGGAACGTAGATCGTATCTATGGAATTAACCGGAGTGCTTACGTCAGTCCAATCTTCTGCTGCAAGGCAGGTTGCCGTCGTTGTGCCGGTATCGGTAACACGAACAGCGTGGTTTCCTGACGCATACGCAGACAGCGGGCGATAGACAACCGTGTTCGTACCTGTAAATGCCTTTTCCCACCCTGCGCCGGGGGTCTTGCATGTGATCGTCCCCGTGGCGGTTTGGTCGGAAATCCCGGATGTAGAGAAAGTAAACGTGTTTGCTGCTACTGTGGCCACTCTCCACGTCCCGTTAAGCGAAGACGGCGTTGCTCCGGCGATCTCGATAATCTGGTACTGCAAGAATCCGTGCGCTGTGTATGTAGCGGTTGCGACGTTGCTTGCGACAACAAGGCTCGTCAGGGTAACTTGATTGAACCCATCAACAAGGCACGCATTGAGAATGTCGGTAAGTTTTCCCGCTTCCCCCGTAAGGCTTGGAGCCGCAGCCATCGCAGTGGAATACCACTTGGTGTTGTGTGTTGGCATTGCCTATCCTTACGGAACGGTGATGACGAACGATGAAACGAGGATCGGGCCAAGAATAACGACGTTGGTTGTATTCAGTTGGCACGTTCCGCCGAACCCGGTAGCCGTAACGTCAAGGTCGACAACCGCCGCACCCGTTGAATCGGTACACCGCACCCAAGCTGCAGTCCCGGATGCGTCCGCAGAAGAGTCCTGCGTGATTGGGTCCATCGTAAGCGTGTTTGCCGCGATAGTGCCGCACGGGTCCGCAAACGTGAGCGTACCGAGTAGTGTCTGCGTGGTGATGGCGGTGGCTGGAGTCGCGGGCATTGGGGCGGTGTATACCTTGAAAAGACCGGCTCCCGGTCCAGCGTCGATGGCGTTTTTTATCTGCGTCAGGATATTGTCCTTGACTCCGGAGGCGAATCTGATAATTGCCATGTGGCTTCCTTTACGTTTCCATGTGAAGTATTTTTTGGGATTGCTGCGCGACCGCGGAATTAACCACGGATTGAACAATGGCTGGTTCAGCAGCGTTGTTTGCGAACGCGCTTGCATACGCCACTTCGTTGCCTGCCAGTGCGTAAACAACTCGCTTCTCATTTACCACAGTGCGTTCAATCTGGATTTTCTGGGCCTCTACAGCAACCGTCCTGCGTTGAAGGGCAAATAGCGTTTGACCCCCTGTCTGTGCGCGAACGAGGTCTACAGAATCAACCGCCGACAGGTTGTAGCGATTGGCGGCCGAGACGATTTGCTCTACTGCGTCCAGTGCATAGACGGTTTCGAGAACGTGGCGCACATAGGCGCGCTGGTATTTTGTGAGGTCGAAGTACCGTGTGTTGAGCGCAAACCACGCTTGACCTGCGATACTTCCGATCCCCGTCAGCATCGCGCTGGCAGCAAGATCAATGTCTGCCTGGCCAGAGGCCCATGCCGATCCGCTGATGCCGCCAGTAATACCGAGCGTTATGTCGGTGCTGCCCGATGCCCATAGCGGTGAGAAGATGTTGCCGTTGGGCAGGATCGAGACGGCGGACGTACCGGACAGCGAACCGACACCGCGTAACACAGCGTTACCGTCGATGGAAACCTGACCTGACCCGAGCAGCGCACCGATAGCGGTTGTCGTTCCCGTGGCAGAAACAGCCACACCAGCAGAACCTGCTGCGTTCGTGGCAAGGTAGGCTTCACCCGTCGAGGAGATGACGATCTGCGCCGCGCCGGTTGCAAGCAACACACCGATAAGCGTTGCCGACGCACCGAACTGGACGCCTGCCGTTCCGGTCGCCTGTATCGCGCCGAACAGGGTGGCGGACGCGCCAAGTTGAATGCCTGACGTGCCGTAGGCGTCGACTACGGATACACCGTTCTCGATGTTGCCAAGCGCGGACAGGCTGAACAGTGCGTCGCCAGCAAGCAATCCGGCACCATAAACCGAACCCTGCGCGGATAGATATAGCGCGCTTGTGCCGGAAAGGAAGTTCGGGTCAATCGGCCCGATCAGCCGACCTTCCCACTTGCCTTGCCATTGTCCGGTCCAGTTTCCGCCCATGTCAGCCTCCGTTCAGTGAGTCGATGGTGCGGGTGCCGGCCGAGTATGTTCCGTCGATGCGCAGCGTAGTTCCGTCAAGTCCGGTGAATTGCGGGTTGGCCCCCTCCAGACCGGTGGCTGCGCCGGCAGCATAGGCCGCGATGATGCGCACGATCTGCTCGGCAGTCAGTCCTGCCTCGATGGCCTTGCCCCATACCGCATTGGAGATGCCCGTAGGTGTCAAACCTGCCTCTGCCGTGCTTCCTGACAGCCAGCCAATCGCGTAGGGCGTCCAGGACGCAGCCAGTGCGGTCCCTGCCGTTCCGCCCGTATGTCCGATGGCGGATGTTGCACCGCTGGCGCCGAACGTAATCGTGGCCTCGCCGATAACCGCCTTCGAGGCGAACAGGGAAGCCGCCGCGTCGAACGTGATCGCGGCAGAACCGGATGCAGAGGAAATCAGGCCGCCCGCACCAGACAGGCCGAATACTATCCCCGTCGTGCCCGATCCGTTGACACCCATCGCACCGGAACCCGTCGAACCAAGGGTGATGTTCGCCTCGTATCGGGAACTGATTGCTCCGGGCTTCTGCGGCATGACCCAGGCAACAGGGTGGCGGCAACCGGAAGGCGTCGCTGCCGTCGAAGCAAAGCCAGCCTCCCCTGACAGGTGGTTGCGCCGAAACGCTGTGAGGTTGTAACTTGCCGGAAGGCACGCGGCATTGGCCCCGTCAAGGCTCGTCGTGGCGGTAGTGATCCGCCCCGTGAGGTTATGACGATAGCCGTTGCCGAGAAGGCCCATTGTCAGCCACCCCAACCGTACTGGCCGGCTGCGTAGAACGTACCGCCCGAAGTCGTCGCGCCCGTGTTGAAGACGAGGAACTGGATGTTCGCGCCGTCCTTGATCTGCGGGTAGCTCGGGATCGTATTGACGTAATCGAACAAGTTGTACAGGCCAGTCGCCGGAACCGGAATCGGCAGCGCAGCGAGCGGATAGCACAGGCCGATGATGACCGAGCCGGAGGCATGGGCCGTGCCGCCCCAAATCAGGTTTTCGATGTCCTTGACGCCAACGTCGTTGCCTTGCAGCGGCAGGAACGGCCCGTACTTGTTGGCGGCGTTTCCGCTGTTCAGGATCGTCCCGCTGGTGGCAGACGCCGTAGAAACGCACCCGGAAGTAGTGACACGCGACGCCGTACCGGACGAGTTGGTGTAGGTGATCTGCATGGTTGGCGCGTTGGCGCCCATCGTCGCGTAGGCACCGACGAACATGCGCAGGCCGACGCCGTTCGGGTAGCGATCCACCTTGGCCGTCGTGTTGCTGATCGGCGTCATGGTGACGGTCTTGGTGCCCGTGGTGCTGACGTTGGTAGTCGTCAGCTTGACATAGCCGACCAGATCAACCGGCAAGACGAACCACGGTGCCCCGGCAGCAGCAACGATGCTCCCGCCAGCGGCGATAAGGTGTTTGGTAGCGGTGCTGACATCGCCGCCGTGCTGGATCGCCCCTTCCGACCAGGTATCGTCGGTTGCGGTAAAGGTCAGTTCGGTGCCGCCGAAGGTCGCCGCCGCCGGGGTTCCCGCCGCGTTGATAAGGTGCTGCCAGTGGCCCGCCGTACCAGCCGCAGGGAAGTTTTTCTGGTAGATGAACCCGCCAGACTTACCGTTGCTGGTAATCTGGTTGGTCATGTCGTCGTTTGATGTCCAGCCCATGTCATGCACTCCATTGCGTCGTCAGGACGCCTACGAGAATTGAAGACGCGAGCGACCCCGCGTTGCCTAGTCCGATCACGCCGAGCACGGCGCCCTGCTTGATTTCGTTGATCGGCATGTGAATCAGGGCTTCCATGTGCGTCGCCGCCCCGTAGGACTCCAGGTTGCCCGTCGTTGTGCGGCGGCACTCCTGCGTTGCCAGTGTGTGGAAGATCGGCTTGACGATGACCGCTGCCATCAGCCCGCCGCCGGCCGCAGAGAAATTAACGGACTCAATCGAGCGTGCCCAAGCATCGCCTTCTTGAAGCCCGACGAACGGCAATGACCCGCCAACCGCAGTGGTGCTCGACGTGACAATCGTTCCGCCGCCGGCCACCGCCTTCGTGTAGGTCGTCTGCGTGGTGCGGCCGGAAACGCCGTCCTGGTTGGTGTAGGACATCGTGAATGTCCCGACCGTCGAAGCTGCGGACTGCGCCACGCACATGATCTGCCCGCCTTCGGTCGCGTAGCGCGGCAAGGAAACGGCCTGAACCAAGTCCTGCTGCTCGCCGACCGCATCGGTGTCGATGAACGGGTAGTACATCAAGTAATCCGCCACCATGAGCCGCTGGTTCTGGTTCGATGTTGCCGTGGCAGAGGAAGCCGCCGTCATTACGCAGAAGTCCTTGACGTACTGCGACGAACCAACGTCACGCAGATGAATGCCCTTGTTCGCCTCGATGTGCGCCGCTTCCAGCGGTGAGGAAGCGTAGAAGTTGGCGACGGGATTCCCCGCGAAGTAGGTATAGTCTATGAAATCGTTGGCGACCGTCGCCGCTGACGCAACCTGCTTGCGGAACGTAGTGACATGAAACCTCCCGGCTTCCTTGCACTCGGCCCATCTTGCGGCATTGGCGAACCCGGCCATGTTAGTCGGCGGTCAGTTGAAGCTGGCCGGCAGCGGCTTGCGGCTGGATGCCGTTCGAGATCGAGAGCGACGAACCAAGCGCCCCAGAAACCATATAATCTGTCGCGCCCGAGGCCGATGACACCCAGGCGAAGTGGGTAGCCGTGTTTGTGCCGCCGGTACACTGCGGCCACTGAACCAAGGCTGCGTTCGAGAAGGTCGAGCCGCCGTCAGTCCAGGCCGTTGCCTTGGTCTGTGCCACTCGGGCGTAGCTGGTGTAGTTACACTCGTTGGCGAGCGATCCGGTTTCGGTCGGGTCGGCGGTGAATAGTGCCCAATAGCCGGTTGCAGAAGCTCTCCATGCAGGGTCGGTTCCCTGACAAATCATCTTGAGCAGGTCGTTTTCCATTGTGTTTGATGCGGACATTTTGCGTCTCCTTACGGGGTAACAACTTCATCCCCCACCGTGACCGGAGAGGGCGCAATGACGGACTCGACCACGCCGGTCGAGGACTCGACTTCGACTTCCCACACGCCCTTGTCCCAGGTCAGGTCTTCGGTCGTGGTGGCGTCGTTTTCAATGGTGATCGTCTTGTTGGCGTCGTCGGCCGTGGCCGTAATCAGGTTCAGCGGCGCATCGCCGGCTTCGGTCGAGAGCAGGACGGTTCCGCCAACGCGGTCCTTGATCTTGACCCGTACCGTCGCGCCGGAAAGACTCTTCGGGGTGTTGTACTGCAGGAACCCGCCGCTGGTGTAGGCAGGCCATTCGCGGCCGCTGTCATCGACCGGAATCAGTCCGTTCAACTCGACAGTGTTGGCGTCGATGACGGTGACTTCTCGCATGTCTGACGAACGCGGCGGATTGTTCGCGGCGTTGATCTGCTTCATGCCCTGCACGCCGACGACGTAGCCACGCCAGCCGTTCGGGATGCCGTGGGAAGGCACGGTTAGGCGAGGGAATCCGGTCGCCAGTGAGATGGCCGTGATCGCCTTCGAGACAACCGGCGTCGTCTCCCACCGGATGACCAGTTGCGTGGTCTTGCCCCGGACGATGTTGAGGGTGTGCTTGATTGCCATTTGCTTCCCTAGTCATTGAACCACGTTTGTCAGAATGGGCATACCGCCCTAGCCCATCTGCGCGCTGTTAGACAGAAGAGCGTTACCGGTCATTGCTCACCCCCCGTTGGCCGCGAGAGCCGCCCATACCACTCATCCCGCTCATCCCGCTCATGGCTCCGCGCATCGCAGCGATCTCTACTTCGAGGCGCCCGGTTTTCTCATAAACCTGGGTCAGGCTGTCCCTTTGGTTCTTCATGTATTCCTTCACTTCCTGGCGGAACTCGGCATTAGCGGCGGCCTCGCGCTTCTGGTCGTTGGCTGTTCGGTCGCTCTGCATGTATGTCGCGGCCATTGCAGACAGAACACCGACGACGACCGACGTAGCGACGGCTGACGTGTTGATCGACATCTGCTGCGTCACACCGTAAAACACGAACGAAGCGAGAGCGTCCTTTGCGTTCTCTACTGCCCGGTAAAACCACTCAAAATGTCCGGAATGTTCAAACATCAACGCGCCTCGACTTTCTCGATGTAGCTCTGCAAATAATTCGCCGTTATGGTTGTTTCCGCGCAGTCCTGCGCAACTCGTGCGGCAGGAGGTATTGCGTTGGCGTCGGCTCCAGCATTGAAGGGTCGATCTTGGGTGGGCGTGGACACTCCACCGCCACTGGAACCTCCACCGGTTGCGACGCGCAGCCGCTCACGGTTAGCGTCAGTGCGCACAGAAGCAAGAGCAGCAGCCCACCCGGTGTGGGTTTGTTCGACGATGATTTCATTTTTCAACTCCGTGGCTTGGGCCTTGACCTTGGCAAGTTCTCCAGCAGACTTCGTGAGGGACACGAACGCTTTGTGGTTTGCGGTGCATGTTTCAAGCTCGGCCTTGAACTGCTTCGCGCGCGCGTTCGCGCCGAACAGAAGCAGCGCCATCGCTGCAAGCGCAACGGCCATGCCGAGCAGCAGGTATCGGGTTGGGGTCATCATGGCGAGCACGGGTCGCTCCCGATGTCGATGTGCTCGATGTTCTCGGATTCAAGCGCGGTCTTCAGGTTGCGGATCGCCTTCTGCACGTCATCCCGAGCGAACTTCAGCGTGGCGATGGCGACACGGGTTCCGGCGGAATGCTGTGAGTTCTCGATTGAATCGGGCTGCGCTTCGAGCGCCTTTTCCTCGGCTGTGATCAGGACGTTGATGCGCCGCTCCGAATCGCAGAGGGAAGTAATTTCAGAAGAAATGATGCCGCGTCGGAACGTGTTCATTTGGTTCCCTCACCGAGGCAGGTAGCAACTTCCTCGCCGCGCCTGTTAACAAGCCCTTGAAGAACCCGCAACGGTCTGGTGGGGTGGTAGCATTTCTGCCCAGGCTTCGCCCGAGTGGCTTGCGTCGCCGGTCCGCAAACGAACTGGCCCATGACCTGACAGGCTTCTGCGTACTGGCCTGCGCGGACCTTGGCCGGGATGGATGACTGGCAGAAGTTGCGCAGCCCGACGTTGTAGGCGAACGACACGTAGGCGTCCCACTCATGTTGGTACAGCGTCGCCGTTTCCCCGAGGCACTGGCGCACACCCTTCTCGTCCTTGGAAATGTGCGCCACGGACATACGAACAGCCTTTGGAGGAGTGATTGTCTCCCCCATGCGAACCGGCAGACCATCCTCATGCACGGTTGAACCGAAGCCGACCGTTGGCACGTCGCCTGGGACTGGAATGATCGCATTGTTGGAGTAGCCCTCATGCAGCACGATCCCGGCAAAGCCGGCGGCGGACAGGGTAAGGGCGGCGACCGTGGTTCTCGCGTACTTGGCGTTGATCATGGCTGTACCCTCTTCTGCGCCACGTTGCCGCCGACATAGACCGTCAGGGCCAGCGAAACAACCGTGACCCACATCCCGCCGTCGACCATATCGAACCAGCGCAGCAACGTGCCGAGCAGGACGATCAGCAGCGTCAGGAGGAACTTGCGGGACAGGTAGCGCGGGTTCATTTGCTCAATCCCGTCTGCGATACCAGCCGCGCGCCGGTCGAGAGTGCGATCACCGCAAACACCGCCAGCGTCACAGTCAGCGACGGTTCGCCATTCAGGAACACGACGGATACCGTTTCCATGCCAGCCAGGATCATGGTGATGTAGTTTCCCCACATGCTCCATGCCTTCTTGGCCACGTCTTTCCAGTTGGGTAGAAGATCAAATTGGAACATTGAAACCTCTCGGGGGTGGTGATTCTGGTATCTCGCGTCCGTACCGGTCATACCTGATTGACTCAGTATTCCGCGTTTCAGGAACTCGCTTGCCAGGGGCTTCAAGCGCCCTGACTTTGGCGGAAAGCGTCCGACACGTCGATTCAAGGGCATCTAGCCTTTCTTCAATTGTCGTCACGCAACCTCCATGGTAACGCTTGACCCCATGTCCTCTTTCGCCTGGATCATCGCGAGAAGGCGGCCAAGAGGATTGCGGCTTGGAATGACGCCAGAGCTACCGATGACTCCACCCAAAACGATGTCGCAGCCATGAGAAGCGCCAATCCATCCGATTCCATCGGCCTTTGGCAGTTCGAGGTCGTGGACGTGGCTGAACTCGATCGTGACCGGGTAGTGTCCAGCGGGAATACTTGTGCGCTCATTTCCGGCCTCACAGAAACCGACTTTCAGGTTGTCGGCGTAGAGGGTGTTGCCGCTTATGGAAAGTTTCATTGTCGAAATCGCGGAAAGATTAGATGCTGATTTATACGCTGCCAGCCAGTATTTTGGCAAAAAACAACCCGCCTGCGCGGGTCATCTAGTAACCCGGCGTCTTGTAGCTTCTCGCCTGCCGGCGGCGCCGTTGCCGGTGATCCTGGGCCGTCTTTGGCGGCCCAAATGTTCTGGTGAACTCTTCGTCGTGCTTGTCGGACAGACCTAGATCGAATGTGTCGGCGTCCGGCTTCAAGTAGGCCAGCTTCAACGCCCATGAGAGCATCTTCTGGTGGTAGATCGCCATGACCACGGGCTCGTCATCATCGCTTTCGAGCGGTTCAGGATAGCGATGCGCCTCGATCGCAATCACGGCCGCCTCAGTCGGCGACGACGCCAGAACGAACATGCCGTCCTCGTCAATGCGATAGGCCGCGCCGTCAATGAACTCGCGCGACGTGAAGTCGTAGCGCCGGTTGCCAAGGCGCATTGGCTCGGGCTCGGTGAGATCCACCCCGGAGCGCGACGTGACTGCGGCCCCCATGACGCGAATAACCGCCGGCGGCAGTTGGTAATCGGTCACGCCTGGCTCGACATCGATCGTGAATGATTCCCGGTCATAGATCACCAGGCCGCGGTCGACCGCCTCGGTGTACGCCTCGTTGATGAACACGTCGACCTCGGGGTCTTTCCAGTAGTACGGCTTTATGGTGTCGCCGGCGCGAACCCTAAAGGTGGAACGAAGAGCCGAGAGCTTCATCAGTCGTCTCCGAGAGACTCGTTTACCATGACCATGCAGTTCTGCCGCAACCGATCCTCAGACAGGCCGCTCACGTCACGCTCGGGGATGCCGAGCTTGCGCGCGTGCGCCTTGAGAACATCGCCGGACATATCGCTGATCGACCGCGACACAGCAAAACCAGACGGGGGCGTTGCGGCCCCCGCTGTGAATTGCCCACCCGTTTCCGGATGAATCGCACTCTTGCGCGGGCGTCCCATTGCTTAGACGCCGTTGCGCGCCGGACGGGCGAGCAGGGTCATTCTGATGTTGGTGCCCACGACCAGGGTGGTCAGGGTTCCAACGATCTTTAGGCCGATGCCGCGGTCGTTGTCGGTCGGGGCGAGTTGGGCCAGGCCCGGCTTGACTGCGCGGACCAGGCCGGCAGCGCCCTGGCCGGCCGAGTTGGCGGCAAAGCCCTCGTTGCCCATCGTGCGAACAGCGGTCGACCCGTAGTCACCCGAGAGCACGCCGCAGTCGGTCGTGAAAGCGGCGCCGGCCGATGCGTCGAAAGCGACGATGACATCGACCGGGACGTAGCCGGCCGGAAGGCCGCACATTTCGATGATTTCGCCCGTGACCATGCCGGTGACGGTAGTGAAGTCGCCGATGATGGCGATGACCTCGGTAGCGCCGTCAGCGGTAGCAAGCGCCTCGTTGTTGGCAATCTGCTTCGATTGATATTGCATTGTGGTTTCTCCTGTTTTCCTGGGTTTCCTAGCCGGCCAGGAAAGGCCCGGCCGGCGTCGTGAAGATCAGTAGTTAGCTGATCGAAGTGAAGGCGGTGTCGCAGGCCTGAACACCGAAGTCCATGCCGTTGAACTTGTTCTTGATCCAGCCGGCAATCATGCGGGTGATGATGACTTCTTCCTCGCCGTGGTCCAGGTCGGAATCGGTCAGTTCATAGCGCACGTTGCCGTTCTGGCCCTTCATGCCGTGCGCAACCGAGATTGCATGGGCGCCAAGGAACAGATTGCGGACGGTGGGAACCGCGGCCGAGCCGTTGCTGGTGTGCAGCGTGGCGTGCTTGACGCAGGTTTCATGCTCCATCAGCAGCACGCCGCTGTAGTAGGAGTCGGCAGCCGTGAAAATCGGGCTCTTCGCGCCGGCAGCGGCGGCCTTTGCCTTTTCCAGGGTCAGCCAGCCGGCATCGCCCACTTCCCGGCGAATGTCGTATTTCGTCTCCGGGGACATGAGCATGATGAAGGACTTGCCGCCGTCGACGTTGATGGGCTCCATACGGGCGCCCTTCGCCGTCTCAATGCCGAGCATCTTCTTGGCACGAACCAGGGCGCGGTCGATGATGGCCGTCGACATGTTGGTGTCGCCGGCGCCGGTCAGAGTCGAAGTCGTCTTGCCGTTACCGATGATCAGGTGGGCGGCATCGGGGGACGTGAAGGCGTTCGGGAAGCCGGCATACCCAACCGGGTAGTGCTGGATCTCGTCGCCGTCGCCGCGGGATCCGCAGGCGGTCATGTGCGCCTGCTCGTCGTTGATTTCGGCCATGTAATCGGAGAGCCTGGCGCGAACCTGTTCCGAAATGGAGAAGCCGACGCGCTTTTGGGTCATCACGTCACCGACGTTGACCGGCTGGCGGTGCTTGTCGATCCGCATCTTTTGCGTGTAGTGGGCCAGCGACTTCTCGCGGCCCTCGGCCTTTTCCGAGCCTTCGATCGGCTTGCCGCGCAGCTTGGCAATCAGGGTCGTGGTGACTTCATCGCCGGGACCGGATTCGAGGTCGGTCTTGGCAACAACCGGAAGGGCGTCAGCCTCGGTCCCGGTCATCTTGTCCCAAAACGACTTTTTCTTGGTGTCGATGGCGACCTTGGCGGACCAGACTTTCCGGGCAGCCGCGTCAGTGGGGAGAATCGTAGTGCGTGCCATGTTTTATCCTTTCAACGATAGATAGCACATGACGCACTCTTGCGCATCTGTTGCCCAAACCGGGCGTTACGCGGAATGACCCGCAGTCAATCGGCTTTCGCCGTTCTCTTTCGTAGCGCCGCGGACGATCTTCATGTCCAGCGGCGCCACAATCCTCAACCGAACCTTTCGGCCGGACTTCTGTTCGACCGTGAGGGCAACCGCACCGACGCATAGGGTTTCCCCCACCTCAATCTCGGCGATCGCCCCCTTGGCCATTAAGCCGCGGCCCTCAACAGCTTGTCCACGTCAGCGGTCGGCATCTTTGCCATGAACTTTTCAAGATCCTCGCCTTCCAGCAGAGAAATCTTGCCCATCACATCGTCGCCGACCGGCGCCGGTGCCGCGGCAGGAAGCCCGGCCAGCGTGCGTACCGTTGGCTGCGGCTCGCGGCCGGCCGCCGCCGGCGCGGGTGTCGCGGGTGTCGCGGGTGTCGCAGCCCCGGTGAAGCGAGCGCGCACCAGGCGATCAGCCTCTTCGAGGAACCATGAGGCCTTGCGGCTGGAATTGGCCTTGTCGTTCGCCAGGATCTTGACCTGGGAATCGAGCGCAGCAACCATCACCGGGTCGGCGTAGGTGGCAGCGTTCTTGTCGTTGCCGAAGAACCGCTCTTGCTCCCACACCCACCGCTGCGTGCGCAGACTGGCGTTCTGGTTCTCTGCGAACTTGGCGTTTTCCTGCGCCACCACCAGCGTAACCCGCTCGTCGTCGAGGCGAGACATTCCGGCCATCAGCGCCGGCATGTCGATTTCGCCATCATTGAACCGCTCCACCAGGCTATCTTTTTCCGTCTGGATTTCGAGCAGGCGATCGGCGGCGCCTTCCGGCATGTCAGCCGTGAATTTCGGGGTGAACTCCGCGCTCTCGGCGGCCTTGAGTTCCGTGCCGTCCGGCTTGTCGGCTGCGGGTTCGCCGCCCGCGGCGGCAGCGGCGGCCGCATCTGCTTCGGCCGTGGCGGCAACGGTTGCAGCCTCTTCGGCCGCAACGGCAGCAGCAGAGGCATCGGCGGCAGCGGCCGCCTCGGAACTCGCTTCGGCTTCGGCTTCGGCTTCGGCTGAAACAGCCGCATCGGCGCGCAGCGCCTCTTGTTCGTCGGGGGTCAGGCCGGCCAACTCGGCATCGGAATAGGTGGTCATTTATGTCGCTCCTGCGAGGTTAAAGGTTGTCATAACGCGAATGCTACGACGCCAGCCAGTATTTTTGGTGCCCATAATTGAAAGTTTATGGAGGACCAATCACACCGTCAGGCGCCTGCGTTTCGATTCCAGCCGTCTCTCCGGTGCCGGCGGTCGCCGGCAGCATCGGGCTGGTATTGGTTGGGAAATCGACCTGCGGCTGCATTGCAACAGGCGGAACCGGGAAGTTCGGGTCGGCGCCGGCCGGGTTCGGGTCTTGGTATCCAGCGCCGCGCATGATCTCGTCGGCGATCGGCGCGACGGCCGGCATTGTGGCAATGACCTGGGCGCCCTGCATCGCAGCATAGGCGGTTTCCGTGCCGTCCTTGACCGCGGCCGCCTTGAGCTTTTCGACCTCGGCACGCAGCTTGTTGATCTGCTCTTGCTGCAACTCGTTCTCCAGGCGCTCTTTCTCGGCGCGCTTCTGGTCGTTTTCCTGGCGCTTCGCCTCTTCTTCCGGCGTCGGCCTCTCGTTCGGGTCGGTCATCCCGGTAACAGAGCGGATCCGCTGCAAGATCAGCGTCTTGTTCGGGAGGTCGAACAACTCGACTGCCACATCGAGCAGCGACGTAACGAGCTCAGGGCTGGTCGGCGCAAGTTGCTGCAGCAGTTCCATCATCGATTCGGCAGCGGCCTGTTGAAGCGTCTGCTTCCAGTTGCGTTCGCCGATGGTGAATTGGCATTTCCTGGCCGTGATGTCGTTCAGCACCATGCCGGTGACAGGATCCGGCTGATTGATCGAAACGTATTCGCGCTTGGCGCGCTCTCCGGTGATCGCGAAGACCTTCGCTTGGTTGTAATACTGCTCGATCAGGGACAGGCAGATTTCACCCTCAAGCTGGCGCGCCAGCAGAAGGTTGTCGAAGATTTCCGCAGTAACCACGGAGCCCTGGTCCTGCTTCTTCTGCACCGCGATACCGCTTGTCGCGTTCGTGTCGCGCCCAAGGTTCTCGTTGGTCACGCCTGCAGAGTTGCGAATGATCGCCGTGTCTGCCTCGATCAGCCGGACGTGCGCCTCGGCAACATCGTTCTTGTGGTCGGCCTTGATCTTCTGCAGGCCGCCATTCGCCAACAGAATCAGCCCATCGGGCGACGATAGTTCCTCGCGCGCCTCTTCCGCGGTCATTATCGCGTCATCGAATGCGCTGGCCTCGGCAATCAGTTGCGACTGGCTGAGAATGTGCTGGATCTTCGACATGCGCTTGTTGAGCGCGTCCTGCGGCCCACGGATTGCACGGATTGCCCCATATGGCGCGCCGTCGCGCTTCCGCCGATAGCACCAGTACGGCACGAATGGGAAGCGGTTGTGATTGTACGGGCTCGGCTGGTCGGAAATGATGTCCTTCTCGGTCAGGATCGCCACCCGCATCTTGCGGCGCACCCGATCAACGACGGCCGGCCCCATGTTGGTGGACTCGACCGTTGGCTCGACATACCAGCACTCGATCATCAGCACCCGCTCGCGAAGGTTGCTCGACCAGGCGTCAGAGTCGTACATCACGTACTTGCCGGGCATTGGCGAGGCCTGCCCAATGTCCGACATGGCGGTGCCGTTCCACCACTCCAGGTAGCTGTCGCTGTCGGACGCCACGGACGCCGCGCGCAATGCGGCTTCCTTTTTTGGGAAGTAGGCAACGGCCATGTCGAGGTCGACCATGCGGAACCGGAATATGTAGCGCCAGTCCGTTGTGTCGCGGCGCTCACCGAGCGAGTCGTAAAGCATGTTGCGCCACGACTCGGCGCGCATGTAGAGCGGCTCATCATCAGGATCCTCAGAGATTCCGAGTTCCAGCCATCCGATTCCTGCCTTGAAAACGTCGTCCGCCACATTGGAGCGCTCGAACTCTGTCCGATTCACATCGTGCAGGTATTTCAGCAGCTTGGTCTTGGTCTGCGCGTCATCCTCTGCCGCCTGTGACTCTTCCCGAGCATGAACAGTGAAGTCTGTACGGGTCCGGCGCTCGGTCCCGATCAGCCAGTCGACGGTAGCCTTCGTCTCGTTGTAGACCACGGCCGCCTGGCCGCGCGACCTGAGAACCGCCTTCTCTTCAACGGTGAACGGATCAGAATCGTAGTAGTCCTCGTCAATCGCCTGCTGAAAACGATTGACCGACTGCCAGCGAAGTTCTTGCTGAAACCAGGTAATCAGTCGGCTGTGGAGCTTTTGCTCGCTCTCGGTCTTCGTCCCGGTTTCGTTCTTAGGGTTGTTCGACTGCGCTTCTTTCATATCGTCGCCTCGCTCAACAAGCGTCCGTTCTGATCCTTGTGGGAGATTTCCCACACCGGCGCCGGGCGGTCGGCCACGCGCACGTCACGCGGGCAGTACGGCATATGCAGCAGTTCCGGCATCCAGTGAATGATGCAGGCGACAAGGGTTTGGCACTCGATGTCGATCTGCGCCTTCCCGAGGACAGGAAGGGCACGAAGGGCTTCCACCCAACACTCCCTCGTCGGGTCGCCGTTCGGGTCAGCATACTTCGCCGCGGAGGACAGGCAGATGCCGAACACGCCGGCGTCGAGCCCGCCGCGCGTCGGGTACATCAGCATTGCCGGTTCCCCATCCACCCATTCAAAGCTCGCGGTGTAGCCGCGATGCTCCATGGTTTTGTAGGCAGAAGGCCCGCCAACGGCGAAATATCTTCCGCCATCGGCAGAGAGAATAGGGTGGTCCAGGTTCATTCCAGTTTCCGCGCAGAAAGAATTGCGTAGATTCTGGACCGCCAGCCAGTATTTTTGTTGGCTTGATCCTAGATTTAGGCCGTCTTCCAGTTGCGGTCGCGCTTCCGCTCCCTGCGCTCTTCCCGCGGCGCCACCCTGGCCTCGCGCTTCATCATGATCGCGTACCGGCAGTTATGTACTATAACTCCGTTCGCTACCGCAAAAGCATGGGTGTTCTCAACCTCCATGCAAAACACATCACTTCTTCCTGCTGGCTTCACGCTTTGCACGCGCAAGGTTTTCGAGATGATTTCGCCCATCTTCTGTTGATAACCAGAGTTTTCTCGAACACCCCTTTGAACAGTATTGGGTCTTTGAGTACTTGTTTGCTTTGAATTCAGTTCCGCAGAATTTGCACTGAGAATAAACATCGTCGGCACCAGAGTCTCTACGCCATTTTGATTTACATGCGTTTGAGCAGAACCGGTTGCCTCCGGTGTTGTGAGTGACAAAACTTTTTCCACAGCATTCGCAAACAAACTCAGCATCGACCCGCATGTAGTGCTGATTTCGCTTACCCATTTCAGACAAGAACGACCTACCTTCTTCAGACTCTCGCCACCGCTTCTGCGGGGCATACGCCCAAACAGGATCCCGTGCGTGCCCCTTTTGGTGATCAGAGATGTGCCTTCGCCCGTCCTTGATCTCAAGATTCCCAAGGTCGTTGTTTTCCCTGTCGCCGTCTTTGTGATGGACGTGACAACCCTTTGGTATTGGTCCGTTAGCTTTTTCCCAAATCGCTCGGTGCAGGAACTTTCTCGATCTACGCCAGTAGTTACCGAACTTGGTAAATCGTTTTCCGTCAAACCAAATTTCATCCATTGTTTATCTCCACTACGCGATACGGCATCATGACAGATAATTCCCTCTGCGTCAATCGCAGGAACCCACTCTCCGCTGTCAGTGAGAAGCTTGTGATCCGGTGTACAAACAATGTCATGTCCATCTGAAAACACCACTCTCACAACCTCGGCATCAGCCCGCGTTAGGCGACAGTTCTTATAAGGTTGCCACCTTCCTTCAGTACTCAACACCAGCCCAGATGTTCCAACCAAATCAGCTATAGCCCTGACACCTTCGCTCGTAATCACTTCAGTCTCCGGGTGCAAGCACGCACTCAGGATGTCGTCCATCAGCTTGACGATTTTCCCGTCCTTGCGGTGGTAGAGGCGGAATTCCTCGAAGAACAATTCCAGGTGCGAGAAGACCTTGAACCGTCCGGTTTGCATCCGGTCGAGCATTTCCAGAACGCCGGCCTCAACTCCGTTCGATCCGTCCTCCCACGTCGCTCGCTCTTCGAGCATGTTCAAGCCCGTTGCCCGGTACTGCCCGGCAAGCTCTTCGCCGCTTCCCTTGTCGTGCTGCAGGCCATCGTGCGGCCAGGCGCACGGGATCCACTCGCCCCATGCTTTGACGGCCGGAGCGAACAGGACAGGGGTTTGCTGCGCCGCGCGATGCACGGCTGTAACGTAGATCACGTCGTTGTCTCGATCCCAGGCCAGGCGGGCCGCCGCTGACGGGTGGTCCCAACCGAAGTCCAGGCCATTGATCTGCGCCCAATGCGCCGGTATCGGGAAGGCCGCGATCTTGATCGACTCTTCTTCTACCGGGAAGATCCTCCCGGAGCCCAAGGTCGGGATCCCCTTCGCCCTGGCGTCACGCTGATGGGCTGGATAGCTGGCGATGATCTTCTCGCGCTCGGCATCCGAGTAATGGTCGACGTCGTAGATCGTCATGGTCGTGACGTGGCGAGTCATTGCTTCGCTTCCGGCATCAAGAACATTCTGACAACCTCTGACATGCCGAGCAGCGGCGTAAAGGTCATGATCGAGAACTGCCCGCGCTGCCCGTTGTTCGTTCTCGTCAGACCCTCGGTGTAGATTTCCAGTGGGCACTCTTCATCGAACCAGACGCCATCTATCGTCGGACCCTGCCATTTCTCGCGGCCCTTCTCGTATGACTTGAAGTTCAGGATCGATACGCCGGCCTGCACGTCGCCGCCGCCGCCCCACCGAATTGTTGCGTTGTCCAGCAGGTTCGGCGTTCCCATTGCTCGATTCCATCCCGACAGGGCGCTCTTTGGAATCATCCCTGTGCCCCAGGCTTCTTCGACAGTCGGCGGGCCAATCAGGATCCGCTGCGGGTTGTCCCGCGTTCCCTCGTTCGTCACGCCAGATGCCCACATCGTTACCGGCTTGTCGAACACGGCGCCGTTCCACCACGAAGGATAGCGACCAGTCAGGTGAAACGCCCACTCGGCGCCGCCGGCCAGGGTCTTGCCAAGCTGGTTGCCGGCGATGAATAGGCGCTCACTGTGGATCCTTCCTGCGTCGTGGAAATCTACCTGCTTCGGATATGGGCGGTAGTCGTTGATCTTCTCGTAGGACAGCAGCCGCTCGGCCTCGGCCAGCGCCGCGGCCAGGGCTCCGGACGAGTCAAGCTGCGCCAAGAAGCCCTCGATCTCTGACATTACGGCTTTCTTCCGAGCATAACCAGGACCAGCCAGGCGTCCCAAAATAGCGTCACTCGGCGGCGCCAGGCCATTCCTAGATGGCGGCGCAGGTCTGGTGTGGTCATATCATGTCCGGTTTGGTGGTTATTTGGCGTGTTATGCGACACTTTTGGGGTCTACTTCGCGTTAGAGGCTTCCCATTTCGCTTCCTCAAGCACAAGCTCCAGTCGGTGCAGCTGTGTTGCCAACTTTGTGTCGGCGTCTGGCCCGTAGCCGCCTTCCGCTACTCGCTTGGCGATGAAATCCGAGTTGTCCACGCGCAGAACGCATTCGGCCCAGGTAGGCAGGTTGTTGGGTGGCGCAGCCTCTAACCCGGCGTTCAACGCGGACGCTGCGCCATCGGGCGTCGCAGTCGCTTGTGGTGTCTGGTCGTTCATCGCATCTACTCCTGTTCTTGGCGCGCAGCGCCGGTTAGCTCTACGTTGGGCGCCTGCTGTCGGATGGTGTCGTATGCACCATCCAGCAGCCTGCGAAGTCGTTTGCACTCTGCCTCAAGGTCGCGCTTCTGCTGCACGACATGGCCAAATGCTTCCTTTGCCCCTTCTTCAGCAAGGCGAAACCCCACGTTCTCCTCAATGTTGGATTCCGCAGCCCTCTTCCACCGCTCCACGTCTTCTAGTGCGGCGGCGCGTTCTTTCGCTGCCCTTGCGTAAAGCGCGTACCAATCATCGGCTCGCTGGGTCAGCGCGTCGTATTCCGCTCCGGTCAGCGTCACAACATCAAGATCCCTGCTCATCGCGCCGCCCGCTCGTCTCTTGGTGCCTTCGGCGGGTGGATCGTAATATCCCGCTGGTCTCCGCCGTCGATCTTGATGTCGCCGTCAGGCACATGCCCCTTTCGGCGCAGCACCTCAAGGGTTAGGCTGACAAAGCATCCAGTAAGCACAGACAGGGCAGTGGAAACATCCTCTCCCGCCAGTTCCAGCAGGGCTTTCTCAAAGTTCTTCTCGGCTTTCGTTGCCATCATGCTGTCACCTTCACAATTTCCCCCATGTATCCGCGCACTCGCAGGCGCTCAACGTAAGCAGCCGCCTTCCTTTCGTCCCACACTAGCTTTGCGTCGCACAGCCCCGGCCTGACCTTGGTCAAGCTTTCCTGTCCGGGTTTGCCGCCGAAACCAGCGAACCATTCGTCGCCAATGCGTATCGCGTAGGCCGTAGTCTTGTAGTGGTTTGTTTCCATCGTCATCTCCAAAAAGCCGCCCAACAAATCATTGGTTCGGACGCCCTGCGGGCGCCGCACAATTCACGCGTTATGCGTCAGCGAGTAGAACCCGTGTCTTTCCCTCAACAAGCAAGGCGGAAAACTTCATACCACCCTTCTTGCCATAATGGATCGCAGCGTTTCGGATATTGGCTGCGAACGAACCAACATGAACGGCGAGGGTGTCGGGGGGCACGTCGACAGCGAACGAGTCGCCCACCTTCATATCGCCAAACGGGTACCGTCCTGATAATCCTCTGCTTTGTGGCATCGGCACGTTCTTTTCAATCTCGATCATGTCGTTCTCCTTCTGGATTGATTACCTTCTCGCTCATCATACGCTTCATGCGCTCGGCGAGATCCTTCAAAACTTCCCGCGGCAACTGGTCGAACAGCCCGCCTTTCTGCACGTTGTCCTCCTTGTAGGCGCCCTTGTGCCTGCCCATCATGTCCAGGGAAGCCACCTTCGAGTGGAACTTGTATTCAATCGTCCCATCGATGTCGAACTTGAACGAGGCGATCGCCGCCGCGGTGTCGTCGTCCAGTTCGTGCGGCAACTTCATCTTGCCGTTCGGGTGCATCAACCTTCTAGCGTCGGCCGTCGCCAGGCGCGTGACTTCCTGCGCCCATCTAGCCATATTCATATCGGTTTGCTTAACTACGAGAGCCCGAAGTTCAGCAATCCTTATGCCAATCTTAGGTTTTGCTAATGCTCTGCAAGCCTGGACGTTCAGTGCGTTGTCGGTCCATCCTACTGACTTCGGATAGGCAATTCGATACGCTGCAGAAGCGTTCCCGCTCTTCGCGTATTCGAGACAGAAGCGCTCTTGTTGCTCTGTCAAGCCACGATCAATAACCGCGGCTCCCATTTCAGGCTCTCCCTTCCAGTTCTCTGATGCGTTCCTCCAACTGCGTTCTTCGCAACGCGACTTCGCCGACCAGCTTCGTGTCGTACCAGGCTTTCTTGTTCTCGACCTCGACCTTGGCCGCGTCGAGTTTCGTTTCCGCGTCCACGGCACGATTGAGCATCATGTTTCTTTCGCCCTCGTACCTTATGGCTAAAGAGCGCGTATTTTCCGCTTGTAACAAGGCCATCTCGTATGAACCTCTCAATCTGCTGATGGTCGAGTCCATTTCTTTGATCTTGCGACGAAGGCCCGCCATCGTTCTCGCGTCGCTTCTTGTTCTCAAAATAAAGGAGTCGAGCATTGCTCCTGCCTCAACTTCTTTGCGCCGAAAATCTGCGATCGTTTTTGCATCTGCCTGAGCATTCAATACCAGGCCGGCAACCCTTTCGTCGAGTTCCAGAATATGCGCATGAAGCCCGTCAATGGCTGCCTCATCAATGGCGCGAAGCTCTTTGAATTTCTTCTTCTTCATTTCACACTCCATTCCCCGTGTGGCATAACCTGTTGTTAGGTTTCATTTCCGCTTGCGGTTCAGCGCAGCCACAAGCCACGCCTTCCCGCCCCTTGATTCGTACTCTTGCCGCTGGCGCCCTGTCACGCGCTCACGAATCATGGAAGTCTGCGCCTCTTCAGGCGGTAGTGTAGGGCGCCCCGGAGGGCGCTTGTCTTTTGGTGCAGTCACTTGAATTCCGTCAGTTAGTCGAGTTCGTGTAGTTATTGTGGCGCATAAACCATCAAACATCAAGCAGTATTTGCGACACAGAAACCTAACGACTCATTCCAGCGGAGCTTCGCCAAAAGCAGGACCGGCACACATCGCGGCGCGTCCAAGAATCTCTTCCTTGCGCCGCTCGCGTTCATCGCGCAGCAGTTGTTCCCGCAACTGGTCGCCGGTTGGCTTCCCGTTCGCGGCCAGAATCAAATCCAGGGGAGCAGACCTTATCACCCCACCCTTCTTAATCCGGTCAGTCCGCTTTCGCATCGCCGTCCCCATCTTCGTCGCCAACCCACTCAAGCAGCCTGTCGGCGCTTGAAGTGTAGATCTCTTCGCAGTCGTTCTGGAACTCCAGGAGGTACGTCGCGTCTGTTGCGCTCCTGGCCGCAGATAGCCCTTGGTGGAAACCAAGAAGCTTTGATCCGATGTCCGTCTCAGGATACGTCTCTTCCGGACTGACTTCTACTTCCTGCATCCAGAACCAGAAAGCCGTCGCGACAATCTGGTGCGCATCGAGGTTGAGAAACACCCACCCCCGGTTTTCTTTTCTGAGGCGCACCGTTACATATTCGAGCGCTAGGTGTGCCGCCGCAAGCGCCTTGACGGTGCGCCGGGCTATCTTTGTTTGCCGCGCTTGATCGTCATCGCTCGGCAGTTTGCCAAAGGCCTTTTGAACAATGCCAAGCACCTTGCGACCAATGGCCATTTGATCTTCTTCGGTGATTTCGGCCTTCCCACTATCGATTGTGTCTTGCTCAGTCATGACATCATTACCTCTTGAACGATGATTCCGTGGAAAAACAGCATCAGCTTTCGCTTGATGATGTACTCGCGAGTCTTTGTTGGCGCGCTTTTTACGTCCTCTACCACATGCACGCCATTGCGGTCGCGGTATGAAAAATCGCACACGTACTTGACGGGGCGCTCCTTCTTTCCGAATTTGTCTTGAGCCGGCAATATCTGGAACTCGACTTGGATGCGCAGATCAACGATCTCGCCTGCCGTTTCCAGCGCCTTCAACTGGACGTAGCGCTTACCCTCTGCCTGCGAATCGAACTTGATACCGTCGATCTCGACCTTCTGCGCGCCGTAGAGGTTTCGCTTGCCGGCCGTCTTTGTGACTTTGGTTTCCTTCCCAGGATCAATCGCTCGCGCGCGTTCTACCCTGGCGGACCATGAAGCGCTGATCCTGTCCTGCGCGGCCTGAAATTCTTCGGGAGTCATGCGCATACTCACCCCCCCCTTCCACAACAAAACGTGCGGTGCAGGGCGGCCAGGTCCGGTGGGCCCAACGCCTCCATGACCTCGTAGACCGCTACCGAATACTTCTCGCCGCGCGTCCGCGTGTAGCGCACGGAAGAGACGCACGGAACGACATCGATCAGGCCGTCCGTTTTCAGCCAGCCAAAAGCCCTTCGCACTGAATATTCATCGGCCCCCATGTGCTCGGCAATGGCCACGGTCGTGAAATGTGACTGCTGGCGGCCGACCAGGTATTCCTTGATCGCGGCGAGGACTCTATCCGTAGTCACCCATGAATCAGCGGAAGCGGTCATTTGGATCCCCTTGTTTCTGACCCTGGCAAGTCGTGTGATATTCCTGGAACCCAAAGCCCCTGGGCCTGCAGGTAATTGGCGTCCGTTGTTCTCGGGCAGCCGCCGCAATTCTTGTCGATCGCCCGCCTGTCGTACCGGCACAGGCGATTGATGTCATAGGTAGGACAGCCGTAGACGGTCACTTCACAACCCGCCATCTTGTCCAGCCACCATCGTTCAGCTTCTTGACCTTGCCCTTTAGTTCGAGCCCGGTCAGCGCCTTCCGGATGGAGCGCGGTTCGTCACCGCCCATCGCCGAAGAAATCTCGGACACCAAGAAGCCTGGAAGATCGTCGTCGCGGCATTCCTTGTAATCTTCATCGGATCCAAATTTCTCGACACTCAGCCTGGCCATCGCCTCGACCACCATTTTCGGGCGATTGAAGTTCGGCGCCTTGCGCTCGCCAGTCTTGCGCCCGCCATACCTTCCCGGTGCGCCGAGGTCGTCATAAAACGACGGCAGGTCAATCTGGCGCGCGGCCAGAATAAGCAGTTCGCTCATGGCTTCGTCGTCCTTTCGATCGTCCAGGCCAGCATGTCAAGCTCCGAAAGTTTCTGGATCCGCATCATTGCCTTGTTGCCATGCACACCTAACGGCCCGGTATGGCAGGGAGGGCACAGCGGGATGGTCAGGAAGTTGCTGGCGCGCTGGCTCATTCCCTGGCCTTCTCGAATGTGATGGACATGGACACCTTGGGCGCCGCAACACGCGCAGCACAGTCCGGCAACCTTCTCCATGTAGGCGCGCTCGGAAGATGTGGCGCGTCTCTTAGTTTGCATGGCTTTCCTTTGGTTTCGCGTATTGTTCAGACCAGACGACGTTCCGCTCGGCGCCGAAGGCATAGATCAATTCGATCAAGTCGCTCATTTGACTTTTCGTCATCTGCGATGTCCGCTGCCCGAGAATGACAAACCCCGTCCCGTCGAGGTTCGGCACAACCTTCGACTTCACCAGGCCGGCCGAGAATAGATCCTTCCATTCTTCATCGGCCAGCTTGATTCCGTGCCACTCGCATTGCTGTTCGATGTCATGAAGCATCGCCCACATTTTTGCGTTCTGCTCCAGGTTGCGCACGGCCGCCTTGAGCGTGACAATCCACCCGTCAGGCGCCTCCATGATCCAGCGGCATATCGCGGTGCGCGCGGCCGTTCCGGTAATCACCCACCTTTTCATGCCTGCCCCACGATAGAGTCGGCAATCTTCCAGGTCTTCCATTTCTCTCGGCATGACTCGCGCAGCTTGTCGGTAGCTTCCTTTCCGCGCTTTTTTTCGAGACGAACGAAGTGTTCGGCTGCGCGTTTTCCGTCCGGGTAAATGGTGTCCATTACCCAAGACACGTCGCACGTATGGCGTAGTTTGTCGGCGGCCCCTTTGTTGCGCTTCTTCTCGACAAGTTTGAAATATTCATCAGTCCGCTGTTCATCATGGTACATGGTGCGCATCACCCACGACACTTCGCACGCATGGCGCTTTTCTTCGTCGAACGGGAAGGCGTCGGCGAGCATGATGGCTTCGCGCTCAGTGACCGCCTCTTCCATACTGTCGAATAGGTCGTTCATGCGAACTCGCCTGCTCGGTAGGTTTTCAGCAGGCGGCCATCGGCGGTGCATATACCGTCACCAACCATCTGTTCGATGCACGTCTTGAACCGCGCGTCGCGCTTGGCTGCGTCGAATATGAGAAACAGGTGCGCAGCAGAGCGAGGGTGAGTTGCCCAATGCTTGTCAATGCCGTCGCTAATCTTCGGCCTCAGTGCAGCCATGGCGCTCGCGGCCGCCTTGCTGGCGCGTTCCAGATCTTCGGCGGTTGGGTTATGCGTCAGGGCCGGCGCGCTGCTTCCTGCCATACGCTTTGCTGAATCGCGGCATAACCCAAGGAATTCAGGAAGTGTTGGGGGAAACGGGCTTGACTTCTGCGCGGCGATCGCACCAGCAATGGATCCCGGCATGTCAGCAAACCCTGAAAGCTCTTCTGCCCAGGTCCGCTTTACCCGGTCGCGCGGGAAGTCGCCGTACTGCGCCGCCCACTTGGCGCCGTAGAAGTCCTCGAACTTCTGAAACAGCTTTTCGATCCACAATTCCGGGAGCGTCCCGCTTGGCCGGCGCGTCGTCATGTCACCGTTTTGCATTGCTGTACTCCTTGTGCGCCCTCGGCTTCGTTGTCAGGGTTCGCTCATCACTCCATCCGTAGAGAATGCGCGACCTGATTGTTCCGGCTGGTATGCCAAGCTCTTCAGCCCAGGCTGACATGCACTGAGCCTTCCCGTTTAGCGTCATCATCACGAGATCACGCTGATTGCGGTTTTGCTCCTTGCGGCTAGCCCATCTGCAATTACCCGGCTCATAGTTTCCATTGACATCAATTCGGTCTATCGAATGCCCGTGTGGGCACTCGCCCATGTCTTCAATAAAACCCTCGAACCGATGCCAATCGTTGCAGACGCTAACCCCTCGGCCTCCGTAATTTGCAAAACCTGTCGCGCTCTTCGTGTAGCAGCGAGACATAATCCCGGACCAAATCTTGTATGTCTTCGACCTGGACATTCCATGCGTCTTCGTCTGAGAGACACCCGGCTTGAACCAAGCTACATTTCCTTTGGAAACGTCGCGCTTGCGCAATGCTTTCGCTATATCAGGTAACACGGACTACATCCCCGGTGATGTCGCGCTCAGTGATGGGAAACTCGATGTGCGCCCTAGCTTCCGCAGCCTGTGCCGCGTAGTTTGAAATTGCCGCCTGCCGTCCGTTGATCGGCGCCAGCCTGGCGGCCGGATTTGTTCCAGCCCTGCCAAACTCTACCGCCTTGTCGCACCATGTCCGCCATGCCGCATCCCAATCCTTCATGGACGATCCTTTGGCTGTGTGCCAGTTGCGGAACGGAGTCAGTTCCGACGCCAGATCAACATTGCGCGACAGTGCGTATGAAACGCCTTCTGCATTCGGCTGGAAACCGTCTGGAAGTGGTTTGGCAATCTTCACTACTCGCGGCTTCTTTGCGGCGGGAGCGACGGCGGTAGCCGGCGCAATAGATCCTTGATCCACTCCTTGATCCTTGATCCTTGATCCTTGATCCTCCGACGACAGTTCGCGAGGCTTCGCGAATGTTCGCGAGGATTCATCGAACGGTGGTATTTTCGACGGGCTAGGTTTGTCAATCTTCTGATGATTCAACCAGTTACAGATTTGAAGGTAATTTGTATCTTCCGCAAAATACCGAACAACGCACGCCTCTCGCTCAAGCTCTTCCATCCACCCGTCGATCAGCTTCGGAGCATCGTCGTCATAGGGGAAAAGAAGGCTCGCGAGCATTCGCGAATTTCCGCGAGTCCTACCCGAATCATCGCAAAGGGTCCATAGTTGGACAAATAAAAGGCGAGCGTCACGCGACACGCGGCCCATACTTTCAGAGTGCGGGAACTCTGGCTTGATCGTTCTTATTCTTGCCATTTATGAGTTTTCCTCAATAAATTTCTGAAGCAATGAAGGGCAAATACGTGTCAGCTTAATTAAGTAGTCGGCCTCTAAGTTGCTTATGTATCCAGCCCCATATCCCACACAGTCAAGATGTGATCCAAAATCATAATCAGTCCCGTCTATATATGACGAATACCCGCTGATAATTGCAACTATTGATCTGTCAAACCCGGCGCCATGAGAAAGCAAAAGATTGTTTAAGTCGTCCTTGGCTTTGTGTGACTCTCCGTGGCAACTGGCACACAACACGGAAAGCTCTGTAACCGGATAGTCCCAAATATTGACATCCCTCTTGTAACGCACGTGGTGAACGTGCAACTGCTCTGATCCTGTTCCGCAGTCAGAGCACTCAAACCCGTAATATTCCAGCGCCTCAAGACGCTTCTTCTGCCATAGCGGGCTTTTGTATTGGTCTTTGAAGTTCATTCCCTGCGCTTCACGTTCTATGGCTCATGCCATCAGAAAAAAACCGCCGAGCCCGAAGGCTCAAGGAGGCAAAATCCCTGCTTTTGCAGGGGGATGGAGGAACCGTTCGACATCAGTTTGATAGGCTGTTGAAGTAGTCGGCAAGCGCCTGGATGTTCTGAATTCCGGGGTTCTTGATTTCTTTCCTGGCGATCTTCTCGATCGTCCGCTTTGAAATTTTCGATCCCACGGCAACCTCGGTCCAGTGGCCCTTGGCTTCCGCCAGCTTGGCGATAACAAAATCGTAGATGTTCGTTTTCATGCCGAGAATCATAGTCGTCTTTTTTAGACTGCGCAACCCCATTGCGGGTTTTTTTCCCAAGTTTCCCACTTTTCCCACGTTTCCCGGTCCTGGGTGGTGTTGCGTTTTCGCCACCAGGATCCCGGCGCCCCACGAACCACTTGCGCAAACCCGTATGAGGGTTCATAATGAAGTTGTGGAATGAACAGGAGATTGAAATGAAAGCGAATGTGTCTGTTGCTGAAATGGTTGCCGAAGTCAAAAAGTTTGCGCTTGCCAACTACGATAAGTTCGGTATGGATTACGTCGTTGAGTGCTACAGCGACGAAGAGATAGCCGGGATCGTGAAGAACTGCCGGTCGGTCAATGGCGCAATAAAAGCGGTCAAGAAAGACATCGCGCCGATGAATGGATACCGCGCCGAAATTATGGCCGAAGCGTTTTGAAATCAACCAGATCAAGATAGGAGATTGCTATGCTTGAGCAAGAAGACTTCGACGCCTGGAACGCAAGGGCAGACCGCTTCGACGGATTCGACCGCGGCGACCTCGACAACGACTACGACGAAGAGCGCCAGGCAATGAACGAATACTACGACAGCAACAAAGGAGCATGACATGGGCAACGCACGCAACCCCTACCTGACCGCGGCAAACGAGGATACCGTCATCGCCCTGGTTCAAGACCGTATCGCAAAAGGGCGCTGGCAAGTGGTAGCCGAAGTTCGCGGAATGAAACCGATCGTCCCGATCAAGCTCGAAGTCGGCGCCCGCGTGCGCTACACCGGGGACATGGCAAACGCCAGTGGGCTTGGCGTCGTGGTCGTGGTCAAGGAAAAGGCTTTCGGAGCATCGTACCAAATCGTGATGGACGACGGCCGCGACAAAACGGTTGATGCCTACAGCTTCGACGGTGGGCCAGGATGCCGGTTCTTCGTGATGCCGGGCATAGCGGGCGCCGATGAAATCGCCGGCCTCCTGGCGAACGCGGCGATAGTGGCAGCCAAAGCCAAAGCCGATGAAGATGCGGCAAGCGCAGCATTCTCCGCCGAAGTTGCCAGGCTGAAAGTCGCGTATGCCTACCTGGAACAAGGCGACGGGCCGGCAGTAGCCGCCAAGAACCTGCGCAAGATCCTCAAGCGCGAGTTTCCTGGTGTCAAGTTCTCGGTAACGATCAGCCGGTTCTCGGGTGGCAACTCGATGCGCGTAAGTTGGATTGACGGCCCGACCAGCGACCAGGTTCGCCAACTTGCCGAACTGTTCAGCGGTGGCGACTTCGACGGATCCAACGATCTTTACACTTACGCCGACACCCCGTTCAACAGCCTGTTCGGTGACGCCAAGTACGTCAGCACTGATCGGAACTACTCCGACGCCTTGATCGGCAAGGCGATCGCGGAGCTTGCCGAGGAATACGCGCCTGCCGCGGCGCCCACGGTCGAGGA